CACTTGGAATTGTTGCAAATGATCCAACTAATTGCGCTCCTGCACCAGAAGCAGTAAGTGTTGTTCCGACTCCAATCACCAAATTGCGATTCATTTCATAATATCCAAGGATACTTGAAGAATCGGATGGGTTAAAATAATACACCGCACCAGAACTAAATCCTTGTGCGCCTTGTAATCCTGTGGCCCCAGTGCTTCCATCCAAGCCCGTGGCTCCTGTGGCCCCAGTTCCTGCCGGGCCAGTTGCGCCCGTTGCTCCCGTTGTTCCTTGTACCCCTATAGCACCAGTCGATCCCGTTGCTCCATCAGTTCCGTTGCTTCCAGCGGTTCCTGTAGCTCCAGTTGAGCCTGTACTACCATTACTGCCAGCCAACCCTGTAGCTCCAGTCGAACCTGTCGATCCAGATAGGCCAGTTGCACCAGCCAAACCCGTTGCGCCTGTGCTACCCGCTCCTGTAGCACCCGTGCTTCCAGTCGCGCCCGTGGCTCCCGTGGAACCGCTTGGGCCAGTCGCGCCTGTCGCGCCATCTGCTCCACCTCCTCCACCTCCACCATTGCCCTCGAATGATACAAATCTCCAAGTAAACCATGTATTAAAGTCAATTGTATTTTGAACTCCTTGCGCGAATGGAGTTGCCGATGCATAGTTTCCTTGAATGCGAAGATTAATAATATCTCCAACTTCAAGGTTGAAGGTAGAACTTACGTTTTGCGTGTAATTTGTTATCGTTGACGTAACAGCGGTTTGTCCGATCACAACTTGTTCAGCAATAGGAGAACGAGTGATGTCAATTGAAACTACTTTGTTTGTTGCTACATTCCATGTAGCTCCATTTGCATTTACAGAAGCATTCCACTCTAACTGGTAAAGTCCCGCTTTAACTACAACAAAATCTGCTGATCCAGATGCGTGTGTAATATAACCATTTGCATTATTCCAAGACGCATCCTGATCAAAAGTAATATCAGTAGAACCACTGATTAAGCTTTGGTTTCCACTTTTGTAATATGTTGCTTGACTTGCTGGCTCTCGGCTTCCAACAAAGTCTAGTTTACCAGTGAAGGGATTGAATCTAAGGGCCATAAATTAAGGGTATGTTACAGTTATAGTCGTTAGATTTGCGTCATTAGTTGTTGGAGGATTAACTGAGTAGAACAAGTTTAATGTAGCTACTGGGACTCCATCGAATAGATACTGGACTGTTGCAATGTTATTTGTTGTACCATAGTACGCAATGTCAATCTGATCGTAGGCAGGAATATCAAATCCTGCGATCTGTTTTAGGGAATCGTAGATATTAAAGTTCTGCTGATCTGGTGTTAGATCAACAAAGCAGGGTTGTGATAGTGCTGGAGTAGCCATAAGGTTTTTATCGTTAACGATAATTAGGTAACAGGAAGCGCAGCAGCAACAGCTTCGTTAAGAACAAAGAGTTGTTGGTCTTCCGTTGTTTGCACAAAGCAGTTTTCAGATACAATAGTAACTTCACCGATTGTAGCAAAAGCTAGATAGAATTGATAGAGCCTAGAGGCATCACTGGCTGCATCAAAGCAACCGAAAGAAATTGGAGTAATACCAGCAGCAGCAGACACCGTAATCAGAAGTGGGTAGAATTTATTGTGGTAAGGTAAGGATGTAAAGCAAGCCATAATTTAGAAAAGGTTATGGGCAGGGAGGGTTAAAGACCTCCCTACCCAATAATGGGGAATGGGTTAGTAGTAGATACCAACAACGTAGGCGTTCACATAAAGTGCGCCAACACGTCCGGCAGTATCTGCACCAGAAACAACGTCAACACCAGCGTTTGCGTAGGTGAATGCAGTTGTGCTAGTAACGGTGATTTCCGCTTGAACGTCATTGAACGTAGTATCGGTCATGCTGGCAATCGTGATCGTGTCGCCCGTGGAAAAACCATGAACAGCACCAGTTACGATTGTAGCAACGCCCGAAGTACGGGAACGAGTTGCGGTAGCTTGACCAGCACCAACAGTGGATTTCAACAAACGGAGTTTGCTAGAACCAGTGATAACGTAAGGGTTAGCGGCAATCGTAAGAGGATTGTAGCGGCCTTGGTTATCAAGGGCATCAGTGATGGTGAGTGAGGAGGTGATGTTTTCGCCAGTGGTTCCGTTGTCAACGATCACAATTGGATCGGTGGCAGTGGTTCCGCGAGCATAGGCAGTCTCCAATACGATGCTTGTTGGAAAGAACTTAGTATCTTGGTCATTAAGAACAAGAAGATCAGCGTCTCCAGCAGCGAGAAGGTTAACGGCAATCGGGCCAAAAAGGTTAACCCGATCATAAGCGAGTGGTCGTGAATTAGACATATTATTTTTATTTAAGGTTGTGGGGAGAGGCTTTCGCCCCTCCCCTGTTTAACTTAGGAAGGCACAACAATGTCACCTACACCAGCGCAGCTATAGCAGTCCTGATTGTTCTCAGGTACGATATAGGTCTGCACTTCGCAGCAGGAACCATAGAGGTTTTTGCTCTGTGGCATACGATGCAAGAAGGTGTGCATGATGGTTGGGTCTTTAACTTGTGCGGCAAGACGGAACTGGGCTTGATAGAAGCCCGATTTACGCCAGCGGTTGCACTCCCAATCTGGGTTCTTCCATTCCCAATCGCCAGCGTAGTTCTGGGTCATTTGTTGGGCTTGGCCGTATCCAGTCGAGGAAGGCATTGTCCACTTGCACATTGCTTTGTTAACCATAGCAACCGAGATGCCGAAATCGGCAGTGCGGTAAGCGCGGTTAGGGATGTAAGCACATCCTTGTTCAAGCACAGTCTTGATGTAACGAGGTACACGAACGAGACGCGCCCATGTTGCAGGGTCAGCTTCGTTATAGGCTGGAAGTGTTGCGTTGAATGCCGTATCAGCGTTGAAACGAGCGGAGTTGATGTCGTAACCGAAGGCGTAATCGCCGATGATACGATTGATTCCGAGTTTCAAGCGGGTAAGACGCTCATCGAAATCAGTGTTTGCATCCCAGTAACCGTTGTTGCGTTTCGCTTGGAAATAAAGCGCACGTCCAACTTGTGGGTCAGGGATAACGATGTCGAGCAAAGGTTGACCAGTTGCGTCTTGGAGATCAAGGCGGAAAGCGTCATCTTCGTCTTGGAGGTCAACGAGAGCATCGTCGAGCATATCAAGCGAGAGATAAGCAATCGTGTTGAGGTTGGCAGGAGCGAGTTTAACGCGAATAGCGCAGAGATCGTAGCCAGCTTCGTTGTTGAGCGTATGCTCTGGAACGAACCAAGCGTTATCGTCAACGAGTCCGCAATAGGTTCCGTCATCCGTAGTGATACCCATCCACTTGTGACCAGATTGGCCAATGTAGTTGGAGCGAAGAAACTCTTCATGCACGTTCTTAGTGATACGGGCATTCGACTCTTCAAACTGGAGGATTTCTTCTGCTGGGAACAAACGATAGAGCAAGCTCTCAACGCAAATCCAGTCAGTAGTCATTTCCTTACGGAGCAACTCGAAAGTATAGGACTCAGTGCCGGGGCGTTGAATCACTTCGGGTTTGCTATCGCAAGAATCAGTCTCGCAGTAGGTGTCGGTGATCTGACGGAAAGGCGTACAAGGATCGTGGAATCCACGTCCGAAGCGGAACGCTTTCTGTTCAGTTGTGTGGTTAAGAGGCCATGCTTGCTCCTCGAAACGTGTGAAATATGCACTGTTAGTGACAAGTTTCTTTACATAGAGGTCGTTGAAATATTCGCGGCCCTCACGAAAGAAAGAATCAATTTCAGCACAGCTATTGAAGTATAGTTGATCTGACATTTTATTTAGTTGGTTGGTTTAGTTTGGTTTGGTTGTTGCACCCATGACAAGTCCGAAGAATGCCAAAGCGAGTGCTTCGTTTTTCTTCGGCTGGAGTCAACCCCGAATCTCTCTTGCGAGAGCAGTCCAGAAACATCTTTTCATGCGAGTGATGTTACTCGCCAGTCCGGGTGAGACTGAATCCCTAATATTATCGTAAACGATAATCTCGGATATCCCGTTTGATCAAAACATAAGAACATTATTTATATTGTCAAGCGATAAAACAAAAAAGGTGAAAGATTTTTTACGTCTTTCACCTTTCCATATTTCAACTGGTTTTGGGCTTATGCAGTTCGTGGGCCGAAACGTGCAAGTTTCGCTGCCAGTCCCTCCGACAGACTCATCAGTTGTGATGGAGAATTTGACTTGGGTGATGCGGTGATTCGTGAAGAACCTTTTAGTTTTTCAATGTAATCATCTTTCTCTTTAACCATACTTTGATAGGCTTTAAGTTGCGCCTGTAGCTTCTTGTATGATCGTCCTTGGTGAATCAAACGATTCATCTCCTCAACGGAGGCTTCTTCGGTAGACTGCTGTGTAGCAGAAAGCGCAATGGCTTCATCCCGGCTAATGTCGTATTTGATTCCCTTCTCCTTCATGTATTCCGAGATGTGATCTGGAATAGATGTCTGACTGTCTATTTCTTCTTGAGTTGTTTTGTAACTGCTTTTCCACTCATTAAGGAACTTGTTGCGTCCATCTTGTTCACGTTGCTTTGTTGTTTGAATGATGTTTTGCTTTGTTTGTTCAAAGTTAAGCAAGGCGTTGTGGTGGGTTTGGGTTGCTTTAATGAAGCTGTTGACTTGCTCCGCGAATTGGTACTGCTTGAATTGCGATAGCGAGTTCGTGATTTCGTCGAACGCTTCGTCCCTTGTGGCTTCTGCTGCCCTGAGGTCTTCTTCGGATGTCGCATTGTACATAGCGGCATTTGCTGCTGTAGCTCTGGCGTACACAGAAAGAAGCGTTGGATCATTGTTAAGCAACTTTTTAGCAGAGTCATAAGTTTGCTTGATGGGTTCAACGTAGTTCTTTTTGAACTCTGGATTGCTGGTGATGTCGTGAAAGTCCAGTTTTCCGCGCAAGTCGTTGACTTGTTCTGACAACTGCCTTTCGAGTTCTTCTTTCTCTTCACTGGCTTTCCTGAGTTGTTGTTGGTAGTGATTCGTTTCTGTTGTTGTTTTACTTTCAGATGCGAGTCTTTCAAGTTCTTGAATTTTGGTTTCAAATTTGGGGATTTCCTCTTTACGATATTTCTCTAGTTCTTCTTTGAGTTTGCGGTTCTCTTCGATTTGTCGTTCAACAAATCCTTTCTTTTTACCTTTGCGGTCAGATGTAATGTCTTCCTTATTGACACTATATGACTCTTGTTCAGCTTCGTAATCAGATGGTTCTGATTCTTGTTGTTTCATTCCGAGCATTGGATCGCCTACGTTCGTTGAACTTGGCTTGCCTTCGTCGGCTTGTTGTTTGCTGAACTTCTTTAGGAAGTCAGATGTGTTTCCTTTAATAGCAATTTGTGGTTTGCTTTTAAGGTCTTGGATGATGTTGTCTGTATCGCTTTCGCTCATATATTAGTTTTCTTCGTCTAGGTCTGGGTCAGAATGAAACATTTTAGGTGCTTCCTTCTTGTTGCTTGGTTTGTTTTTCTTGAACTCTACTGCTGTATCTTCTCCGATTGAATTGATTCGGTTGATTACATCTCGTAGAGTTGTGATTCCTTCTGATGGCGTTGCCGTCATTAGTAGGTAAGTTTGCAAAGCATACCAGTCTTCGTGAGAAGCTATAGCAGCGCAGATGCTTTTGATTTTGTCTGTTGTACTCATTGTGGAGGCATTGGCGTAATATTCGTTTGTTCTGGAGTTTCAATCTCAACTTCTTCTACTTCTTCTACTTCGGTTTCTTCGCCCTGCATAGTTGCCATCTTTGCCTTTTCCTTTTGGATTTCTTGGCGAGCTTTGGCTTTCTGTAGAGCAAGCTGAGTGATACCTTGTTCCTTGCGTTGTTCTGTACGTTGAGCGTGACTGATAGCAGCCTTGCCAACGGAGATGTCCGCGAGCTTCTTCTTGGTGTCGATCTCGATGCCCGATTTGGCAGCGAGGTACTGGAGCTTGAGTTCTTCTTCCGAAGATTGTTTGCCTTGCTGGGCTTGTGCCATCTCTTGGTATACACCAGCGATTTCGTCTGCTGCACCTTGAGCCTGTTGCATCCCTTGCATGAATTGCTTGAGGAAGTCTTGTTTGGATGGGTCTTTCTGAATGAATCCAACGTGCGCCATGATGTGACCACCCTTGAATTGGACGGAGCGAACTGTCTTAGCTAGTTCGTTAACGTCTGGTTGACCGCCTTGGATCATCTGCATACTCGTTTGAATCTGCATCATCATATCCTGCAAGTGACCGCTAACGTGTTCGATGTGTGGATCAGTTGGCAGTACTGGGAAGTTAGCTGGGTTAACGAATACATCCGTCATGCCAGCGTTCTCAAACCCAATGATACGCATCGTGTCATCAATCTTGGTTGGCTTAGTATTACGATACCTAGCTACGTTATCACGTCCAGATAGTGCAGCAATAGCGTCCTTAACAGCGTTCTCTTGACCTTCGTTGGCTGGAGTAATAGCTGTGATCTGCAATAGCTTCTCAGCCGTAATCAGTTTAAAGCTAGGACTACCCGCTCCATTGATAAGGTTAGAACGAATGCTAGTGATGTTCTTCCAAGTGGCGGCTTCTTTGGGTGTTCCCATTTCCTCTAGGATTTCGTAGAACTTCTTAACGTATTCATACCCATCGTCGCTGGACTTAGAGCTTACAAACCTCTTGTAGAGTTGTTTGAAGTACAATGTTTGGCACTCGTTGAATCGACGAATCTGGGTTCCAGATAGTTTTGCTGACTCAGCGGCATCCAGTTCTGCTTCTCCTTTGGTGCGTTGTTTACCACCAGAAGTAGGGGAATTGATACGATACTGACCCATGCCTCTGTACATATCTCCCATGAAGAACTGCATGAATCCCATGCTCTCTGCTACTGGGAGTTGGAAGCGGTTCTGGATGAACTTAGCTCCATCTGGCATAACAGAGATTGGTAGCCACTCCATTTGTTTCAGCATCTTGGTAGAATCTGGCCCCTGTCCCTCGATCATCAGCATGGAGTTGAGTCGTACTGCATCAACCAGTCCGTTCATCGTAAAGTCATACTGACGGCAAGCAACGAACGCCGATTCCGCTTGGCTCTTAATGTCTTGGAATAGACCAGAACCAACAGAGTCAGTGAGCATATAAAGAATCTCATCCCATGAGTTATATGCTCCTACTTTAAGCATCATAAATCCATGCTCACTACGAACATCGTCTTCACTTAGCTTGCCAGACCCCTTGACATTGGAGTTGATGTATTGAGCGATAGGTTGGTAATCCTGTAGGATGATTGCTTTAGAAATGGTTCCATCGAACTCTCTCCAGTAGACTTCATACAGATCAATCTTTTGGTTTACAGAAAGACTCCAGTTGAATCCAGCCTCACTGATCGTGCGGAAGAAGTCTTCGCGGGTCTTGCGGTGGTTAGTGAATGCGCGGTGGAATCGGATAGCGTCAATAGCCGCATCTACATTCCATCCCATTGCTTCAGCAGCAGCGCGGTTCTCGATCTTCTTATACAACTCGTAAGGAGTCAGGCGGACACGGCGCACAAACTCTTCAAGGTTGCAGAAGTCGATACGAATATCATCTGGGAAAAGAAGATCAGATAGGAAAACGTGTTCGGGCATCCATCCCATAGGGCTATCCCACATTCCGATACCTTTTCCGTACAAGAGCATTTCTTCTAAATCTTGTTCTGTATTGTAGAGGTAGCCGGGCCATTCGCGGATGGCTTGGTCAAATGCCGTTGAGATGTTTTCAGAGTTTACTAAGCGTTCTTTTTCGTTGCCGAATTTGCTTTTGATCGTGCAACAAGCCTGACGTTCCGTAATGACATCGTAGTAACTGGACTTCTGGTTATCTACGATAAATCCAAGTTGTCCGTAGTTCACGTCCGATTGCCAAGGCAGTTTCTTTTCAGCGATCTTGCTGTATCCTGTGGGCGGGAACATCTTGTACGCTTTGTAGATACGAATGCGTTTGTTTTCCCTGCCTACATTAGCCAGCCTCAAGTTGTTAGCTATATTCCAAGCGTGATTCCCATTGGAGATTCGCGTTGCTGGAGGCTTGCCATTTTCGTCAAGGGTTGCAAGTGAGAAGTTGTCGTTTCCTATTGAGAGCATAATATTTTATCGTTTACGATAACGAGTTAAGCGCATTCCTGCGTCGATTGCAAGAAGAACATCCCCTTGCTTTGTGTTCTAGTTTAGTTCCAAGAACCTTGTCTGTAACCGCAGCTACCGTGTGAATTGCTTGCGCGATTCTGTCTCCAATCCCATCAGCGTACCAGCAACGATCACTTGGTTGGCGTTGGCAGATTTGATCTTCGACAAGTTGCTCAAGGTTTTCTGGAACTTCTATCCCATTTGATCGGCAATCTTTTTGGATATTTGAAATCAAGTTGCTCCATGTGCTTCCATATACAACCGCTGGGAAGGTGAGTTTATCACGCTTGATCTCGTATTTGTAGTACCATGAACCAACTGGAGCTAGGTTTCTATTTTTGAGTTTCATCTTGCCTTTCATCTGAAAATATATTTTATTGTTGATATGTCAAGAATTTTTTCTGGAAACACAGGCATTCAAAAGTACGGTATCAAATTCCCTGAGAACATGGACGAGCTTGGTGTAGAGCTATACTGCTACGCTATTAGTAAGGGTGAATACGGAAAAGATTACTGCAATAAGCACAATATAAATCTTTCAGATTTTAAATTGCTTACTCCATATGAACACTTCTTGAAGGCAGTAAAACTCCAATGGCCCACTGAAGTTTCTATTGTCAATCGAGGTTATACCAATAATCAATTGTTGAGAACTCTGGAAGAACTCTGCAACAATGATGACATCTGTTTGGCTGGCGCAGCTTCGATGGGAAAGTCGTTTCCAGTTGGTCTTTGGGTCTACCTTGACTGGTGTTCTGCTCCTCATTGTACTTCATCTTGGGTTGCTACAACTACTCTTGGTGCGTCCGAAGATCGTATCTGGGGTATCATTTCTAAGTTGTGGAAGTCTGCTGCTGTCCAGTTCGGCAAGTTAATTGACTATCGCCACATGATCGTTTGGGGTGGTGGATCGAATGATGAGGATAAAGACTATCGCAACGCTATCAAAGCTCTCGCTTTCCAGTCAGGTAATGAGGGTCAGAAGGCTATTGATACTACCCGTGGACGTAAGAATGATCGGATTAGACTAGCTCTTGATGAGTTGCCCGAAATGGAACTGGGCGCGATTACTGCCCGTGTTAACTTGTCAGCTAATAATGATGTAGTCTTTATCGGTATTGGAAACCCATCTGCTGGTGACAATCCTCACACCCGCTGGGCTATGCCTAAAGGCCAAAGTAACTTCGATACTGTCAGTCCAGAGATGGATAAGTGGGATACGGAGACTGGAGTTTGCCTGTTCTACAATGGCATGAGGTCGCCTAACTTCGCCGCTCCAGAGCATGAACCATCCCCGTTTCCGTTCTTGATGGATCGAAAGAAACAACAAGTCATGCTCAAGCAGTGCTACGGAGATGAGAATGCGATTGATTATGTTCGTAACGCTATCGGTTGGTGGCCTAAATCTGGGTTCGCGCAAACTATTCTAACCGCTGATCTGATTCGTAACGCTGACACTAATGAAGAACCGCTCTGGGATTCAGAAGGTTTTCATAAGATTGCTGGCTTCGATACCGCTTTTACAGTTGGTGGAGATAGGTGTGTGCTTACTATAGCTAAACTGGGTTACATTCGCGGAACTCGCAATCGTGTTATGTGGTTGGAGAAACAGAAGGTTATTCAGCTATCTGCCCGTGAAGCTGCTGAGTTTGAAGTCGGTCTAGCTAAGGAAGTAGTCGAGCTTTGCCGGGCTTCTGGAGTTCAGCCTACTAAATTTGGTATGGACGTGTCTGGTGATGGTGGTCGAGTCGCACAAGCTATCATCCGCGAGTGGTTGAAGCATGATTCTAGTGGTCATTCTATCGCGCTTATTTCTTCTATGGGTAAACCTACTGAGCGTATGGCAGCAGAGGTTGATAAACGCCCGTGTAAGGATGTTTATGATAGATTGGTATCAGAGTACTGGTACTCAGCCTATCATGGCTTTAAGAGTCGAGTGATCTACGGGGTCGGCGCAGCTTCTGAACTGGCGCGGGAACTTTGCATCCGTAGGTACACGATTAAATCTAAGAAAATTTCCGTAGAGACTAAGGATGACTATAAGGGACGCACTGGATACTCGCCCGATTTGGCAGATAGCTTTCTCTACTGCCTCGAAATGTCTCGTAGGTTTGGACTGGTTTTTATCGGAAACGATAAAGCGGTTCCGACAAATAGATTCTGGGCTAGAGACGAAAAGCCAGTCGAATCCATTATGGATGATGATAGCTATTCTTCTGACGAGAATGGTGACTGGTAAAATTGCACATGACCAGCACATAAGGATAGCTTTAATCCAGAATACCTTGAAGCTCTAGCGTATTCGCTACTTCCTCTGGGATAACAATACGAATGAACTTACGTCCTTCGTGGAAGCCGAGTGTTTCCATTGTCTTGATGTCAGCTTTCTTTACCCAGCATTGATTGAATTGCTGTTGGAAAAGAATCTTAGTTTGGTTATCATCTTCATGGTATCCCTCGCAGATGATCATTGAAACGAATGTATTATTTGAACTCATATATTAAATATCCTAATTCTCTTGCCCACGCAGGATTGTCGTGGATTCTGTTATGACAAATTCTACAAGTTGCCATAAACATTTCTAGGTTGGAAAGGTTCTTTCCTCTCTTAGCTTTGTGGTGAATATCTGTAGCTCCAGCCCCGCATACCTCACAGTTTGGGTGAGTAGTAAAGTATTCCTTTCTCGCTTCAGAGTATTCTTTGTTTAGAACCTTACGCTTATCTGAAACAGGCTTTAATCTTGCCCCCGTTTTTTTGAACCCTTTTTTTCTACTGAGCATTGATAGTAATTTGTTAGCTCTTGAAGTCCGATGGTGGCCAACTCCAGTGAGTCGTACTTTGGCTTGAGGCTGTCTGGGAAAGGCTTTCCTCGTTCGTGCATGGGGCTGGGGTTGCTGGCTGAGTAGGGACTGACTCGGACGTAGTACTTGCCGTTTTCGATTTCGAGGAAGGTGTGCATAGTTCGATCACTTTATCTACTTGTTCTTTCTTCAGAATGCTCTTGGAGTTCACTTCAATCTGGTTGATTAACGATCCAGTTACGCCGATCTTGTCACCTAGTTCCCTGACTGTCATTCCTAGTCGCTTGCGAGTTTCCCGAAGCTGATTAGCAAAGGTCTTGCGTCCAATAGAACGAATGTAGCGAGACTGTTCGTATGCAGTCATGCAAGATTCATAGGCTTCGTATAGTGGATGCTTCATTTCAATTAAAAGTAAACCAATCCTATTGACAAGTCAACACTTTTTTGATAGTCTATTTGTATATGGATAACACCAATGATGATAAAGTTATAGATAAAGAAGCGGAGCGTATGCTTGCCGCAGTAAGACAAACAGTTCTAATTACAAATATGTCTCTTGCTGCTGCCCTTAATACCAGTCTACTTGCAGAATATGAATCCGAAGAAGGCATCTGTAATATGGCACTCAAACCCAACAATACTGCTATCCTTGCAACCACCTCTGCCACTGGTTTGACAATTTACAAATCCCACTTCTTCATCAATGATGATGCTATCGGTGAACAGCGTCACATCTACAAATGTGAGAATGAAGATGACGCAGATACGCTCTGGGCCACCATCAACGACAAAATGTTTGAATGGTCAAGGGGTGAGATTAAGTCCGTTGACATCTAGTCATTATCGTTACCGATAAAAATATTGTAAAAAACATTTGACACTATCACTAGATGTAGTAGTGTCTGTCTTGTACGAGCAATCGTGCCGTCTGCGTGAAGAACAGACGAAAATCAAAAGTAATAAATTGAAACCCATATATCACCCGCTCCTTAGTAGGTATTCTTCACCCGTCATTTCGCCGGACTTTTGCTGCTATGGAGAGGGTGGCCTTTTTTAAATGATACCTGTAAAACAACCTCAACGCCTATTCGTCAGAATGAAGAAGGCAGTCTTGAGAGAGGACATAATGATGTTAACTCAAGATGTAACTCAGGCATTGGTTCTAGGACAAATGCTGTATTGGACAAAAACACTTGATACGGTCAACAACTGGATTTTTGAAGAGAACAAGCGTTTGGCTGAATCTGACCTCCCACAACATGAATACAACTATGGTTGGATTTATAAATCTGCCCGTGAAATGCGTGAAGATTTGATGTGTGCTTTTAGTGAAGATGCAATCCAACGTGCGTTTTCTACGCTTGTCACAAAGGGTGTTTTTATGACCAGAAGCAACCCACGGGTGAGATATGATAGGACTCTTCAGTATCGAATTGACCTAGTTTTTTTGCGTAGATTATTGAAAGATCGTGGGTATGAAATGACAGATTTTCAATTGGCAACCATCCCGCAAGAAGCGGTGTTCATTCCGCAAGATGCGGTATCAATGCCGCAAGATGCGGAAGCAATAACAGAGATTAAAACAAAGATTAAAAACATAGAAGTAAAACCCCTAACCCCTTTTCAAGGGGAAGAGGAAAATTCGGCAATAGCCTCATCTTCCACAAATGATAAAACTTCAAATGGATTCCAGACCTCTGAATTATTTAACCAGCAACCTACCGCCGCTAACCCACCCAAGGGTAGGAAGCCTAAAGTGCAAAAACCAGTAGACGCTGAGTTCCTAGCAGAACTTCAAAAGCTAAACCCAGACAAAGACGTGGAGCGTGAAGCGAAACACGCACAGAGTTGGCTACTCAGTCACCCAGAACGTAAGTACTCCCGTGCGTTCCTGAGTGCTTGGGTCATCCGCTCCAAGAATGTAGTTGATCAAAATCCTTACAGACAATCCTTCTAATGAAAAAGACACCACTAATGAAAGTAGTCCCAATGGCAACCAAAAGCGAGGCAGCAGCGTTAGCTTTAATCGCAATAGACAGAAACATCCTCGCGCAACAAACGTGGGATGTGGATTATTTCGCTCTGCCGCCCCACAGGAAGGTTTTTACTGCCCTCCAAGGGGTTCACCAGCGAACAGGGGCTTGCTGCCCGTTTTCTGCCATTGCTGAGTTAGAAGCAACAGGAGAAATCGAAGCGGCGGGAGGAGAGAACGAAGTCCATGAGATTCTTTCTACCATGAAGATTGCTTCTGGGAAGGTTTGTCAGGATATGGCGGACGATTACCGCAAGCAGTTAGTCAGAAATAAAGGATACCGCGATGTCATCAAGGTTATCGAGGAAGAAGAACCCAATATTCGCGTAGGAAAGTCCGATTTGAAGAAATTATCGGAAACGATAATGAGATGTTCAGAGGATCGGAGTGTCAAAGTGAAGCCAGTCAAAGATATTATCTTGGAAATCATCGACGAGATGGAAGGTAAGTCCAAAGAAGAGTGTTTCACCACAGGAATGATCCGATTAGACAGAACCTTGAGGGGCGGACTGCATCATGGAGAGCTTTTGACGGTAGCTTCAGAGACTGGTGGAGGTAAATCCATCTTCCTAGTGCAAGCAGCAGTAGCAAATCTACTGAACAACAAGTCAGTTATCTTCTTTTCACTAGAAATGAACGCCAAAGACATCCTAACTCGCATGGCTTGCAACATGGCTGGCTATCCGATCCGCGAAAGAGCAGAATATCTCAACGCAAACAAGGTAGAACTAGACGCAATCACCAATGCACTCACCAAATTGCATGGTATGCCACTTCAAATCATAGATGCTATCAGTGATATTAACGATATTGAGGCCAATATTAACCGATATGTGGGAGAAAACCGCGCAGATGTAGTGATCGTAGACTATCTCCAGATCGTATCCATTGAGGGTGTAGACAACCGCGAGAATGCTATCTCTGAGATAACAAGAAGGTTAAAGGTATCAGCATCCGTTAACAAACTCGTACTGCTCACAGCCTCCCAGTTAAATGATGAAGGAAGGTTACGAGAGAGCCGGGCGATTGGGATGCACAGTAATCAGATTATTTACGTTGAGCATCTGAAAACCAAAAGCCAAGTGACCGTGAAGAAGAATAGGCGCGGCCCGAAGGATTACAGGATAGATATTATCATGCACGGGGAGACTTCACGCATTGAGGAGGTATTCTAATGTCAACAGATAAAGCATACGAGAAGGCATCCAGATTCATGGATGCTGCCCTCCATATATGGGAGTCACAAGATAAAGAAAGATATTGCATAGCGGAGAATTACTGGAACGAAGGAATGAAAATCTACAACCAATACTTTATTCAGATAAATGTATTGACAGAGTTACAAGATATTGATAGTTTGCTTCCATAAATGACACACCGAATATGAAAACATACAAAATAAACTACAACTCTCCATCCAATATATTTAAAGGAGAAGTGTTTACTGATGCTGAATCTTCGCCACAAGCGATGGATACGTTTTTAGCATGGCTAAGAGAGCAATCAGTTTGGGTACACCTTTGGGATATTCAAATTTCAATCAAAGAAATTGGAGATGGTAAATGGATATGAATACACCAGAAACGAATAGCATTATCCGTAATGCTCAAGCAGCCGATCACCCACCGACTCGCTTAGCAGCAACGCTAACCGTGAAATGTGAGAAACTGGAACGCGAGCGTGACGAGGCATTGGATGAAATCAAACGATTGAAAGTAATTTTAGACTTAATCAAAAGGGATACAATATGATAAACTCAAGAGCTAAAGGAGCCAGAGGAGAGAGAATGTGGCGTGACCAACTCCGCGCCGAAGGTTACACCGCTAAACGTGGACAACAACACGCAGGAGGACAAGACTCCCCCGATGTAGTATGCGAAGAAATGAAAGGTGTACTCCACTTTGAAGTTAAGTGTGTTCAGAATTTAAATTTAGATAAGGCTTGCGAACAAGCAGAGCGTGATGCTAATGGCATTGCGTGGGCGGTTGCTCACAAGAAAAACAACAAAGACTGGAAGGTTACCATCTCTGCCTCCACGTTCTTTAAACTATTAAGAGAAGGAATAGACGGACTATGAAACCAAAAACTAAAGTAGCTAAAGTTATGGGTGAGTACAAACGTGGGACACTCCACGCTGGTATCAACCCTAAAGGCCCGAAGAAAGCACCCCTAGCCAAGAGCCGTAAACAAGCCGTGGCAATTGCAATGAGTGAAGCAGGAATGAAGAAAAAGAAAAAATAATATGAAAAAAGAAAACGGAAAGAAATGTTGTGGCATGAAAAAAGGATGCAGCAAGAAGATGCACGAAAAGATGGAATCTAAAGCCATGAAGAAGATGGAACGTAAGCGTGGGATAAAATCCTAAATGAAAAGATGCCCTAAGTGTGGATCAAACTCTAGTGTCTGTGATTCTAGGGAACAAGGAGATAGAATAATGAGAAGGCGCGACTGCACCAAGTTAGGGTGTAGGACGGGCTGGACAACCTACGAAGTAGACTCTTCTTATATTAAACATATTCAAATGTTAGAAGAGAAGATTAAACAACTTAAAGAATTAATGACAAGTATATGAGATTCCATATCTTAGGGCTTCCTCACACAGTCTCATCTAAACAATTTAACGCCTGTGCTTACACACAGAAAGTAGTTAAGTTTGGAAAGATGATGACCGAACGTGGGCATGAAGTAATCCACTACGGGCATGAGGACTCTGACCTACCATGCACTGAACACGTTACTGTATTAACCAATGATGACTTTAAAAAATCCTATGGTAGCCATGACTGGCGTAAGACATTTTTTAAGTTTGATACTGGTGATCATGCTTATCAAACCTTCTACAAAAACGCTATTAAAGAAGTAGGTTTTAGAAAGAAAAAGAACGACTTTATTCTTCCATTTTGGGGAAGCGGAGTCAGACCGATATGTGATGCACACCAACATGATATGATCGTAGTAGAGCCGGGCATTGGATATGCTGGCGGTCACTGGGCGCGATTTAAAGTGTTTGAATCCTATGCCATCTACCATGCTTATGCTGGTATGCAAGGTGTAGGTTCCTGTAGACAAGACTGGTATGAAGTTGTCATACCTAACTATTTTGATATTGATGATTTCGATTATAACGAGAAAAAAGAGGATTACTATCTTTACCTTGGTCGGGTATATTCTGGTAAGGGAGTGGAAGTTGCTATTCAAGCGACTGAAATCCTCGGCAAAAAACTAGTAATAGCTGGGCAAAAAGAGGAAGGTTACAAACTCCCAGATCACGTTGAGTATGTAGGGTACGCAGACGTTAACAAAAGAAAGAAGTTAATGTCCAACGCAACAGCTTCTTTCATCCCTTCGATGTATGTAGAACCCTTCGGTGGAGTCCAAGTAGAGAACTTACTCTCTGGTACTCCCACCCTAACTACAGACTGGGGCTGCTTTGCAGAAAACAACCCACATGGTATTACAGGATACCGATGCAGGACTATGGGAGACTTCATAGATGCCATGCACAACATAAAGAAGATCAGACCAGCGGACTGCCTAGCCTTCGGTAAGAACTTCACCTTAGAGAAGGTAGCACCAATGTACGAAAAGTACTTCAATGACATCCTTGATATATACACGGGTCGGGGATGGTACGCAGACGGAAACGGACTTAACTCACTCTACAAATACTATCCATGACAAAACCAAAAATATTAATCTACGGAATGGGGCTATGGAGCCATGCTAGAGTGTACTGGGATTTAATTAATAATCTATCAGATAAATTCAACTTTACATTTATCAATTGGTCATTTGATCCTAATCATTATAGTTTTGATAATTTTGCAGATGTTTATGATGCAATCTTGATAGATATGAACTCTGCTCAAGAAGCTATTGGTGGAGCATTCAGTGAGAAGGTTCTTAAAAAAATATTACCAGTATGTCATGGGCCTCAACAAGTGGCTGACTATACATTTAACGCAAAACAATCTCGGCTGAGAAATTATACAAATCGTGAATTATTATTTAATGACATGGATTTATTTAAAAAAATACTCTGTGTATCTCCAAATACAATCCATGCTGTAAAGAAAGAAGTCCCTAAGATTGCCAGTAAATTGATTTTATCTCAATTGGGAGTAGATGAAAACAACTTTCCTCAATCAACATTTGTAAGAAAATCAGTTAATAGTTTAGGATATTTCACTCACTTTGATTCTACACAAGGTCAAGGAATGAATACAAAGCGAGGTCATCTTGCTGTAACAACATCTGAGTTGAGTGGAATACCATTAATTATGCGTGGGGACATTCCATTTCAAGCAATGGATTTAATGTATAAACAAGTTGATGTTTATATGATGACATCAATCTATGAGTCAGGCCCATTAGGTTTATTTGAAGCTGGTATATGTGGTATCCCAATCATTGCATCTCCTGCTGGTCATGCTCCGCAATTCTTGGCAAATGGTGGTGGCGTAATGACTGAAACATTCGATGAGCAAGAATATATTAACATGGCAGTAAATGTTTTGAAATTCTGGAAAGAAAACCCAGATGAATTTCAAAAAGAGTCAATTCGCATTAGAGAAAATACACTACAAAATCACACTTGGAATAGTGTAAAATCTCAATGGGAAAATGGGATTAGGGAGTTTATTGAAACAATATGAACTACGACTATGTAGATATAGGAACGTGTGACTTTGAAGTTGCTGATGGAACATTCTCTAAAGATAAAAACTATCTTCTAGTTGAACCAATGAAAGAGTACTTAAACAGGCTTCCATCTGGAGAAAACATTCAAAAAGAGAACTCAGCTTGTTCAGATAAAGATGGATCAATTGATATATTCTATGTTCCAGAAGAAAAGATTATATCACACAACCTTCCAATGTGGATGAAAGGATGTAGCAAGATAAATGAACCTCACGTTATTGTAGTTAATTATCTTAATAACTTTGGAGTTCCTATATCAATTATAGAATCAAAGAAGATCAATATCATATCATTTGATAATCTTATATCTAAATACAATATCGAGCATATTGACATTCTTAAAATAGACACAGAGGGACATGATCATATTATCTTTAAAGAAGTAGCAAAAAACATTCTTTCTAATAAAATATCCTGCGATTCAATAACAGTAGAATATATCATTGGCAGATATGGTAATACTAATAAGATAGATGAAATTGCATTCTCACTTCATAAGATGTTTCCTAATATTAAATTCCATTCAGAAAATCTAATTTTAAGTAAATGAAAAAGGTTTTATTCTTTATTCACAACGGGTGGGTGTTTGGAAAGATTCATAATGAATTAATCAAAGCATTACACCCTGACATTTATTGTGATATTGCTTGTTGGAATAACCAATACACACATAAAGATTTTGAATTATTCTTAAAGAAATATGATTATATAATGTCAATACCATATGGATGTTTCTTAATCCACGAAAGATATGGAGTTCCACTAGAAAGAACAATCGCCGTTCTCCACCAAGATTGTGATGTCTATAACCCAGTTAGAGAAGGAAAGAAAGATTGGTTTGATAAACTAGGCGGGTACGCCGCTATAGCACCATTACTTCAAAATGTATCACTATCTCATGGGGTAGGTAGGGTTCCAAGTCTACTAAAAATAGGAACATTCCAAAACCAATATCCTAAAAATATTAGTTCAGAACTAAAGAACATAGGAAGTTTTGCTAAATCACAGAGAATAGACCAAGGATATGACGTTAAACGTGGGCATTTAATAGATGTAATAGCTGAAAAAACAAACCTTCAATTAGTAAAAAGTGAATCAGTTAACTTCCTTGCAGTTGAACAAATGTACAATGAAATAGGATTGGTTATCTTTGCCTCCTTAGTAGAAGGTAATCCATACCCAATGTTAGAAGCATTCTCTTGTGGAATACCTGTACTTGGGACTCCTACTGGGATAGCACCAGAATACCTCAAAAATGGGGGAGGTAAACTTCTCCCATTAGATGAAGAAGGATTCATCTACAAAGCAGTATACGAAATAGAAAAAATGAAAGCAGATTCTTCTTATTATAGAACACTCTGTAATGAATCCTATGAAATAGGGAAATCCATAGACTGGGCTATCATTCGTAATGAATGGATCAATTACATAAATAACCTATGATTTTAGACACCATGTTATTTATCTTCTCTAAAGAAGGGACAGTGAAGATTCATGCGGCGCAAGAAACTCTAGCAATAGAGAAAAAATTGCGAGATGGATGGACGCATACAGCTACAATTGATCCAGCAAGATGGATAGAGGCAATGGCAAACGGGCAGAGAAATCCATCTGATATGCTAGACGAGATACAATTCACCAAATGAACTGGGACGAATACGCTATGAGTATAGCTGAAGTAGTAGCTAAGAAAAGCAAAGACCCGTGGAGACAAGTCGGGGCAGTCATTCTCAGAGAAGATAACTCCATAGCCTCAGTAGGGTACAACGGATTCCCACAAGGTATAGAAGAAGACTGGTCAGACAGAGATGAGAGAAGGAAGTACGTCATCCACGCAGAACAGAACGCCCTCAGATACACCCAACCCGGCGAAGGAAAGACACTCTGCTCCACATTACTCCCATGCTCAGACTGCTTAAAGACCCTAGTAGCCTATAAGATAAAAAGAGTTATCTACAAAGACATCTACCAAACAGACCCCACCGCCCTTATAACTGCCCAGAAAATGGGAGTCACCCTAATCCAATTATGATCTACCTACTCCTACTACTAGACTCCATCCTCATATACAAAGCATTCAAAAAATGAAACACAATAACCTCAACCTAGAACAAAACGTATCCCCAAATGACGCTCGCGCAGGATACAAAACTGTCACCAATGGAGAAGATGTCAAAAAAGCCTGTAACAAATTCCTAGAATCCCGTGGCATCAAACTAACCTCCTTCTTCACCAAGAACAAGAAATGTCCTACCAAACCCTAGCCCTACTCCTAGCTTGGCTAACACTAGTCATCTGTCTCCTCCTAGAGAACCGCTATCGTTAACGATAATCCCACACAAAAACAAAGGATGGTTACATCCCAGTATTGACAGGGTATTTTAGGGGTTTGTGTAGATAAAGAGGAGTTTCTGGATTTGGGAGGCTCGCCAGTTTGGGCTGTGCCGGGAGTCCACCCATGCCGTCCGGCTCCAGCCACAAAGAGATTCCTTTGAGTCCCTGTGCTGTGCTGCACCTAGTTTGATCTGCCCCTGTCGTTGTCGCTGTGCTTAGTTTGATTATGTCCTGTCCCGATTGGCTGGTGATATAAGATCGCTCATAGTGTCACCAGATCGGTGAGATTGTCACCAGATCGGAGCGCATCGAATGTGGCGGGATTCGTTGCATCGAATGGCATGAGAGAATGGGGCGCGATATTGGCAGAAATGGGCTTTGCTATATTGTGAGGGATTGGCGTGATATTGGCTCATCTTGTGAAAAAGGCTACTTCGTTGTATATGGGGAGACAACGCCGAAAATCGTTGCGCGAGGTTGGCACTGGTGGGCTTTGTTTGATTAGAGCGCATTAGTGGTATGGCCTGTTTTCGCTCTTATATTCATATATCGGTCTATAGCGATATATCGTTGAAACATGGCAGATCGCGTCCCGTGTTTGCCCTGTTTTATCACGTCAATATTTCTTTGTTCACAGATTGGCATGGTTCTTGCTTATGCTATCATGAAAATAGATGAAAAAAAACTATTGACATATTGAATGCATAGCGTATTCTCTCTCTCGTGATGTTCGTTGAGTGGCTCTGAATGAGCCTTAGCGGACAACTTCACAATCTGATCTTTGAGTAGAAAAAACTTTCGCGCCTGTCTTTGATAGGCGCGAATCAATACAAACAAAGGACGCTTTCGAGCGTTCACATTAGAAAACCAAATGAACACTATTACTCACATTCTATCCCTTCCTGTGTCATCCGACACAATTAACCTAGCCTACATCTGCGCGGGCATTCTTGCTGTGCGCGTTGGTCTTTCAATCATCATGCACAAACTACCCCGCTAATTATGACAACTACTCAACTTAAAACTGTTCTTCGATCCGGTGCTTATTCTTGGCCGGGTTGCTATCCTTTGTTTTTTATCACGTCAGACGGGGCCGCGCTTTCGTTTGATAGTGTCCGCGCTAATTTCCGCGCTGTGATCTGGTCTATTCGTAACAAAGTAAACGATGGGTGGAGGGTTGTCGCTTGTGAAGCTAATTGGGAAGATTCCTCCCTCTATTGCGACCACAGCGGCGAGCGTATCGAATCCGCTTACGCTGAGGCCTGATAAAATCGAAACGGGGCTTTCCCCGTCTTTGCACCTTGGCAAGTGCAGACTGATGAGAACGCCACAAACTAGAATAATACTAAAATGAAAATCACACTTAATACATATCAAATTGCGGACGAATTGAAACGCGACACTAATGCACGCTGGTCTTATAACGGCTCACTTGCCCTTGCGGAATACTTGGAAGAATACGAAGATAGCACAGGTGATCAGATGGAGTTGGACTTGTGCTCTATTCGTTGCGACTTCTCCGAAACCACTAGCCTACAAGATTGGCTCTTTGAACATTTCGGCGCGAAATCCCTCTTATTTGCTTTGGAGTTGGCAGACATTGAAGTTGATGACTTAGAAGATTCTGACGAGGTAGATTCTAAGATAAAAGAATACATCGAAGATCACGGGACACTAATCGAATTCGAAGGCGGTATCATCGTTTCCTCGTTTTAATCCTATGACTACCTTCGATAAAATCGCTGTCTTCTCAATCTTCGCGGTCTTCGCCTATGGGGTTTTCTCCCTATTCTTGGCCTTTGCAAAATATGTGGAAAGGTTCGGACTATGAGAAAACTATCTAAAGAATATTACTGGGAATTAGCGCAATTTTGCATGGATTACCACGGCGGCCAATGGTCGCGAGGTTATCGGATTATGTGCCGCTTGCGTCCCTCAAACTTTTCCTCCTCACTTTCTGAGGAGTTGAGAGAATCGGAGGCTTATATGTGGCTTGTGGATAATTACGCGAGCAAAATCTAATCCCTCCACAATGCGGGATGAGTTCTATCCTCTCCCGCTTTTCCTCTTAAAAGCCAATCCTAGCCCTTTTCAGCCCTTAACCCTATCAACTCCTTCCGATTCCTCCGCTCCACCTTTGCGCGGTTTTATCGGTTCCGATAATCTTTCCCTCCACAGCAAACCAAAAACACAATGAATAATACACTCCACAAGGGGCCTTATCCCCTCCACATAACAAAAAACGATGACCATTTCGTCGTCATCACCAACCTAGGGAATCACTACGCGAAAACATTTGATCCCTCCGCCGCTCGCCTGATAGCTGCCGCGCCTGATTTGCTGGACGCTTTAGACTGGGCCTTGCGTCAAATCGAAGATGATCTTGACCCCGATCATCAGGTGGCTTTTGATGTGGCTTTCTCCACACTCCGCAAAGCAAAGGGGGAAGCGTGACATTCTACCAAGTTTCAATATTTCAAAACGGATCAGTCAATTCATGGATTGAAAATGACGATGGAAAACTGATTTTCGATATGGGATTGACTGCAAATTTCCCTCCGCAATATGGCAACACGCCCGAACAGATGACCAACCACCTACGCGAAATCGGTTTGATTTCTGACGCTGACCGCATCGAATATCGAGTTGGTGAGTATAAACGCAAACTCTAATCCAAAACGGGCAAAGTCCGACCCTTTCCCGCTCCTTTCCACTCATGTCACTCTGTATCCGATTTCTCGTCATTTTCCAAGCCCTCGGCCTCGCTGACATATTGCGTGGATACAATTTCGACCTTATCCGCTTTCGTCGGGCCGCTAACGTGCAGCGAAATCATCGCGTTCACAGATAAACCTTTCTTATCGTGCATATTATTTTCATCCAACCCAAGCGCACGGGTCGCGATTTTCTCATATTCCGCCAGCACGTCCAACCGTTGCGCTTGATCTTTAATGTTCCCCGATTTGTGTCTTGTCTCAATCTGCACCCTCTCCGCCGCAATCTCTCGAAGCATAAACGCATAATGGGCAATCGTTTCGCTTGCCATTGCGTCCTCAAGCTTCGGAGCAACCACATTTGCCACTTCTTCTCTCAGCCTTTTCCGCTTGTCGATCCATTTTCCTTTGACCATGCAGTTTTTGAGGTAGAACTTACTCATGAGGCTAAACTCAGGCAGCTTCAGAATGTCACTCATCTCCGCTCCACCCATGAATAACGATTCAATTTTATCCATATCCCATTTTTTACGCTGTCCCCTACCTAGCGTTTTGGCATTTAATTCTGGCGTTTTGTTCATACTTTACTATTCACAAAATTCTGCCAGATTGTCAACAGATTTCCCTCCACAACACAACAACAACAAACAATGAAAACTAAAATGAGAACAATAGACAAAGCAATAATCGACCAAATACGCGGAACCGAAACACGCCACACTATCAGGCTTACAAATTGCCTAGATGGTTATGAGACTTGCATCCTGTTAGATCAGGAATGCGGAGATATGTGCATTATCCAATCCTATGATAATAAGATAACGACAACGCACATTGATGAAAACGAACTTATAGCCCTTAAATCTGTCCTACTATGAGCTACACCGAAAAAAATCAAGCAACGTGCCTACCGCCAGAAGCATACATCCGCCTCTGGCAGAAAGCAGAAAAGTCAACCGAGATGCCCAAGTTTCGGTCAACCGTCTACCCTGATAAGAAGATCACCTCAATCAAATTCGAGAAATGAGAACACATACCTTACACAAACAAAAGCCGTTCAGAGTTAAGGATACTTACCTCGCTGACCCAGTTCGTAGAGAGATTGTCGATGCCCTGCAAGCGGTTGTCGATACCTTCGGAGATTCTGATTCTCTCCTAGCCCTCCAATGCAGGTCAGCCCTACAAAAAGCGAAACAATGAACGTCCACGATCTACTGGCAACGGTTGAATGGTCACATCCCATTCAGCTAAATACTAAACGAGGGGTCAGGCTCCTCCGCAAAGCTCCCATTGAGGATGCTTTCTGGAAGGTCTACAAGATCGACCGAGAGCTATTCAAAGAGCAACTGGCTGCGGCTGGCATCTCTATGGGTAAGTTCCGAGAGGAATGGGCGTTATCTTGGTGGTCAGATGATCAGCTCAAGTTCAAATCCGTAATCGGTAACGATAATGTTGAGGAAAAAGTAGAGGAAATTAATCTAATCCCTCTGCTAAACGCCGAGAATCTCTTTGAATACCAGCAGACCTCCGTTCAGATGGGCGTTGCTAGTATGGCTAAATATAACCGAGTGTTGCTTGGTCACTCCACGGGTGTAGGGAAGACATTCTGTGCTTTAGGTATTGCTAGAGAGTTAGGTAAACGGGTTGCGGTGATTTGTCCCAAACCTATTACAACCGATTGGCATCGCGCCGCAAAGCTCATGGGTGTAGAAATCTTTGAGGTTTGCGGGTGGGAGTGGGCGAAAACTGGTAAGTCTCAGCTAGGCAGATGGACAGATGACAAGAAGCATGAGTTTAAATTTATGCTTCCAGCTGATGTTATTCTGATCTTTGATGAGGTTCATCGTGGAAAAGGTGAAGCTACCCAGAACGCTTACCTAGTTCGGGATTCAGTCAACCAGAATGTCCAAGCTATCGCCCTCTCTGCTACCATCGCCGATGATCCCATGAAACTATGGGCAATCGGTCAGTTCTTAGGTCTGCACCAAGGCGGGAAAGACTACTACCGATTCTTAAACCAGAACGGATGCAAGAAAACCCGCTTCGGTATGCAGTTCCAAGGTGGTAATGGTATCCTCAAACGCCTACATAGTCGCATCTACCCCGAAAAAGGTAATAGACTTAGACATTCTGACTTGGGTGATGCGTTCCCTGAGACGTTGATTAAAGCCAAAGCGTTCGATATGGACAACGCTAAGAAGATTGCTAACGAATACGAAGACCTCTGTTGTAGGATAGAAGAACTTCGTATGCAGGAAAACTTCTCTGCTAACGTCCTCGCTGAACAGACTAGAGCTAGACAACGGATCGAAATGCACAAAGCTCCGGCTGTCTGTGCTATGGTTCGTGATCTAATCGAGGAAGGGAACTCTGTGTTTATCGCAGTCAACTACACCGAAACCCGCAAGTGGATTCTGGATGAGTTGAAGGTATCTTGCTCTATCCACGGGGGTCAGAACGAAATGGAGCGTAGAGGTAACATTGACTCCTTCCAGCGGGGTGACTCTAAGGTAATCGTGGGTATCATTCAGGCTTGCAGGGAAGGGTTAAACCTCCACGACCTGACTGGTGACGCGCCTAGAGTTGCCTTAATCATGCCTAGCCCATCTGTATTTGATCTTAAGCAAGTCTTAGGTAGAGTCCACCGAGCAGGAGGCAAAACTAAATCCATCCAGTATATTGTCTATGCAGCAGGAGTTTTCGTAGAAGAAAACATCTGTGAGAAGCTAGATGGTAAACTCAAACGAATGGATTTACTAGCAGATGGTGAAATTGATGGAACTATTTCCTTAGTTCCGAAAGAACAAGTCTAGTCTAAAAAGCAAAAGGCCCACAAGGAGTAAAATCCCTGTGGGCTTTTTTGTTTCTATCTATTAAGTGATGATACGAGGAGTTTCTTCTTCTTTCTCTTCAGTATCGAAACGCTTGCGGAACTGGCTCTCTTTGTAGTAGAGGAAAGCAAGCTCCAAGTATTTGATACACTCAAACCCTTCACCCTTGCGGGATTCAGACTTAATCACCATCATGCTTGCGGTGTGCAAGAGGCTGGCAAAGGCGTGTACTCGTTCGTTTAGTTTCTCGTCTTCGCATTTGATGAAGCTGAATGCTTCAAGAATTGTTTTAGACGTTTCGTTTTGTTGGTTTTTTTCTGACATAAATTATTGTTCCTTCGCGAATTTGACCCACTCACCTTGTGCTACATCGAGCCATGACATATCTTGCCTGTCGATGATGAAGTGATGAGCCTCTGGTTTCTCTGGGACTGAGCGTTTGACATCCGAGTTTCGATAGTTTTCTAAATTCAAGACAAAATACCGATGGGGTAGGACAGACTTATCATCCTTACCTTGCTCGTTCCTGACCCTGTTCCTGACCTCAGTAGAGGACAAACCTTCCGCTTTCGCCACCTCTAGCATGGCTTGTTGCTTCTTGGCGTTGGTCTTTTCATCACCGAAGTTGGCGTTTCCGATCTCACGATAGACCGTAAATGGCAATCCAGCGTCACGTTTAGCAGCAGGGAAAGCCCTACAAGCCCTCGCGTAGCCCGAAACTGTGCTGTAACTCTTCTTAAAGTTAGCGCAAAGTTGGTTCACTACATCATCATGTCCGGCGTTATCCAATGCCACCACCGCATCACCGATGATCCATTGTGCGCCTGATTCTAAAGTAAGACCGAAGGCAAACGCTGCCACCCAGTCTTTCATCTCTACCTTACCACGGGGTACGCATTGGGTCATCCCAACGCCGATATCGAACTTCTTAGTGAAAGAAGATAATTCTAATCCTTGTTTGACGCTCTCCACTAGGGCCAAGGATTCGTTCTCTGGTTCTTCTTCTACTCCGGGAATGTTAGCTGCGTTGATCCTCTCTTCCTCCATTTCAAGTGCCATATCCCAATCAGCGGACATCTTCTCGTACATCTCCAGCATCTCATCTGGAGCGTCATCTTCAAGGTACTCGTTCTTCTGGAGCTTGGCCCATGCCTTCTTGATATGGGTTTCGTTAATAGTAATCCCCCGCCATTCTGTTTTGGCGAACTCCACCATTTGGCGGAGGTAGGTTGTTACTGATACAAGGATTCCTTCTTGTGTTGGACTGAATAGTTCTAGTTCTTTTTTCATTAGTGTTAGTTAAGGTTAGTTCTGGGAGGAACCGAGGGGGATTAGTATGGGATGTCGTCTGCTGGGAATGGAGCGTCTAGGTCGAGGTCGGCGGCGGCTTGCTCAACACACTTAGCGAATGGGGAATTAAACCCTTTCTCCAAGTAGAACTCATAGATTTTGGTGAGTGCTGGCTTACCGATCTCCGCGAGCTTCTTACCTTTCTGTGTGCCACTAGGGACTACAGCAGATGCCCAGTCAGCAGGGTCTAGCTCTTGTTCTACTACCTTTGGCTCCGCTTTGGGTTCAGCCTTAACCTCAGACTTGAATGCGATTCCCTTGCGGTTGGCTTCGATGAAAACCGACGAGACGTAGGCTCGCAGGGTTTCTTCGTCTTCCACTCCCTTGTATGCATGGCGGACGAGTGAATCTACATACTTGTGTAGCTCAACGATCTTATCCAATGCCTCCGTAGGATTATCGGTAACGATAACTTTGGCGGTAACTCTGGCTGGTTCTTCACTCTCAAACTCAATCTTACCAGTAGCCGTAACCTTGATGATGTCACGATCTACCTTGCCATTCTTACCTTCGTAGGACTCATGCTCCAAGGTAACTCCAGTCATACCATGCTTGCCGCGAACTGAGGATAGCGTGACTACGTTGTTCTTGATGCTCTGCTCTTGATTGTTGTTGAAGAACTTCAACCCATAGGTCTGTCCGTCGATCTCAATCTCACCGCCTTGGATGACAAACTCACCCTTGGGGCCGTTGAATGTCTTAGGTTCCCACAATTTAGTGACCTTACCAGTCACTCGTTTGATGATGTCTTTCTGTTCGATTCCGTCTAGTTGATTACTCATTAGTTTTATAGTTTGCTTGGTAGTAGTGGCAGAAGGGAGCGACTGAGCAGTAACGCTCACACCGCATATCTCCACCGTTTCGTTTCTCTATCGAATGCTTCGGCCCATAAGTAGGTAGCAGGTTCTCTGCTTCTTCCTTGGTGTCGCATACTTTGGCTGCTCTCTTATTACCATCCTTCTTGATGGCGTAGGTATCTGCTTTGGCCCAGCGTTCACTTGGATCACAAGCCGGGATGTGGTCATCTGCCATTGCCGCCGCTGCTTGGTGCATTTTAACACGCTCAGTAGCGTAGCGGATAACTTCTTCATTATCCCAGAGTGGAATGTCAACGATGTGGAGTGCACATTGAGGATACTCTTTGTCAAACTCAGCCTTACTCGCTTGCCAGTCCCGAAGGATAGCTGCGATCTGACCTTTCTTGACTTCGTATCCGTACTCTCTCCAGAGCATAGCGTTCAGATTGATCTGTGCTTCCCATTCTTGCTTGGTTCCAAGAAGAAACGAGAAGACCGATGTCACCTTGAAGTCCGAGATGGTATGGTTCTCTGTCTCGTAGAGATCAGTCTGACCAGTTATTGTCCAGTCATTGATCTCCATATAGAGACGCTTCTCTGTCATCTCAGTCTCACCGCCAGCCAGTTCGACTACTTTGTGTACGGACTGGCCGAGTAACGCCCACACTCTGTCTGCTGCGTCTTCTACGATCTGCTCAGAGTAACGCTTCTTGAGTTGGTTGATTTTCGGTGGCCCGATTAAACTTGTCACCGAGATATTGGCTTGTCTTGTGCCAGCCATATACCCATCGTGCGACAATGCTCTATACATTGGGGCGGGTAGCCCGTGATTATTCGTTATCGTCATCAGTAAATAAGTTGGGGTCGATGCCTTGATCCATGTCACGCATAGCGCAAGTATGAATGAATGCTTCGTGCCTTGCTTCTTCTACTTCTCCCGATACGTCCGTTTCGTCCCAGTCTCGTTCGATCATTTGAGGCACTGGGTCAGCAGTTCGGCTACGCCACGAAGGTGATCTCCCTGATTAACTACTGCCTTTGCATTCGGGAGCTTGCCGAGGTCGAACTTTCCGTCCGCCGCTGATGCTGAAATCAAACGAAGATAAATCTCACGCTTGAGTGCTGAATCTACTACTGGAGTTGATTCTGTTTTTACTTCTGTTTTCACTTCTACTTCTGTTGTTGTTGGTTTGTCTTTCATTAGTTTTTTGTGGACGGGTGTTGTGCCGCGCACAAGGGCAAATCTACATAGGATAATTCTAGTGTCAATAGATTATTTTCAGAAATTATCGGTAACGATAAAAAAGAAGCGCACCCCAGATTTCTCTAAGGTGCGCCACCTAATGAATGAACACGAATGAAAACAGCAACAAGCTGCGGAACTAGATTACATCTACGTTCTCAGATGTCAATCTATTTCTTTCTTTGTTTATCAATAGTGAACAATGCTTCGTTCTTGGAGCTTGTGCTTATTTGTGATATTGCTGTCCTGTAAGTTTCTGGATCGAGGTCATTGAGAAATTTGTAGTCAGTCAAAACTGTTTTCCTATTTTCTCTAGCATACGTCTCAGTGGCTGTTCTCCACTCCTCATCAGTTAATGGACTACCTAGTTTCTTATCGAACTCACCCCTATTCAATGGTTGTGGCCCATCACCATTTTTGAGTGTGATTTTAGTTAGCTTTTGCTCATCCTCTGTGCCTACAGAAACAACTGTGACTGGGATTCCGATTGACTTCTTTATCTTCTCTGAGATTTGAACATCACCTAGTGGTTGACCAAAGGCATTGATTGCTGGCTTACCAAACATAGGGCCAACGATTGGGATGTTGTTTAAGATCGCACCTTCTTTGGTTCTTGTATCTATCGGATCAGATAAAAAGTCCGAGAAGTTTTTGGTCGCGCCATAACCTACCACTGGAACGAATGGAATTAAAGAAAATGAGGCTTCTTGCGCTATGGCTGCAATTGGATCATCTGGGTATCTACGGAAGTCAATCAATCCCTGCATCAATCCAGTAGCTGGGCCGCGCCTTGCAGCAGTCAACGCAAATGAACCAGCAATTTGACTGAGCGTTGAAAGTAACCCTGCGTTTTCTTGTGCATTTGTTAGATCGCTTTTCTTTATTTTTACTTTGTCTTGGTAACTTCTAACTTGCCAGTCATCAATAGCACCCAAGATTTCAATCATAGGTTTTAATGGCCCGGCTGATTTCGAGTCGATAGCATATTTAGTATCACCGATAAATAATTCAATCGAACCCGGATTGTGTTTCTTATGCCACTGGTTGTATGTCTCTGGGTCTTTCGATTTAACTGGGCCGAACCCTGTAAAAACAATTCTTACTGGTTTTTCTTCGTCATCATCAAATGACATTGACCGCAAAAATAAAAGAGGAGCAAGCACAGCAAGTCCAGTTAATTGTTCTACCAAACGCTTCCTTCTTTGGATTGCTGTTCCGTAGGTAAGAGGGTATCTGCCTGTTATAAGGTGACGATAAAGCGAAAGCGGAGTGTAACCATAAGCAACATTTGCTACTCGCGCCACAATCAATGGGAATCCCAAGAACATTCTTTGGAAGACACGCATAACTTCACCCTCCGTTCCTTTTACACCAGAGGTCGCTTGAGAAATCAATTCATACACCTTGATAAAAGGATAAGATAATGTTCCCTTATCTTTTGTTTCAGACTCGGTTGATAGTTGTTCTGTGAATCTCGTCTTACCAATACGAGATAATGAATCGTTGATAGCAGAATCAATAATCTCATTAGAATTAAGGTTCAATCCAGACATGACCCTTGAAATTTCAGCCTTCATCCGCTCATTAGCGTAGATAGTAGCGTCATTCTTGCTGATTCCATCAGCCATCATGTTAGCAATGTCCATCTGCCTCGCTTGAGCTATCATTCTTAAAGCACCAAGCTGTTTGCTCTTGGGAATCTTAGCCATGTTCATCGCTGAAATCATGTATTGATTCAAAGCATTCTGCTGTAGAAGAGAGAATGAAGCGTCATCGAGTGCCTTCAAAACTCTGGATGTTATTTCGGGATAACCAAAAAGATATTTCTTAATAGCTTGTTTATACTGACCATTTTTCCACAAGTTATTAGCGTCATTATTAAGACGCTTTAGTTTTCTGTCTTGAGTCTCAAGGTAATCAACCAATCTACCACTTCTGGTAACATCATTCTTGAATGAAAAAGCAAATTCTTTTGCAGCATTTATTAGGGAGGAACCAAAATTTCCCCATATTTGCATGACTTGCGATGGGCTTGTTACATTTCGTGCGCTCGCAACAGCTGCATCCCATGCAGAAAAAAAGATAGGATCAATAACCTGTACTGTTGCAGTAGTAAATCTACCAAGTGCTTGACCAATATAGAACGCTGAAAGTGAATCACGAACCCTTTGTGGTAAGGCAACTTTATCAATGATCTTTTTGATTCCCTCAAGTGCTACTGCCCGTTCTGCATCAGTGATGGTTTCATCGTTTATCTTGGAATCCAATTCATTCAGAGCTTTCAGTTGCTCTGATGTGAATCCCTTCCATCCCAGTGATTTGCCAAACTCCTTTGCAACATTACTGCCGGGGTTTAAAATTTGGGCGCGGATTGCTTGGATCAATGCTACGAATCCTCTATTTGATTCTGGCTTGATGCCTCCTAGAATTGTTTTTGCAATGGATGCCGCCGCTTCCTCTTGAGCTTTAGCGAATCGTTTTTGGAGCGATATGTCCATTAACTTTGCAATACGTTCTGCTTGCTCTTTAGTAAGACCTGCGTTGCGGAGATAGTCGAACATCACACCGTATCTCCAGTTTGGCTTCTGTTGTTCAGCTAGTGGAGTGTTTTTGATGGCATCAATTACGTTATTGAGCGCACCTTTTTCGACGGCATTCGTGATTGTCTGTAGGTTTTTGCTGATAGAATCCAACTCAATCTGCCTACCAACAATGTCTGTAAGGGTTAATGCGGTAGCTTCATCTACTCCGAGTGCTTGTAATTCAGCAGCGAATGACTTCTTCCAGTTGTTCATTATCTCCATTGATGCCTTTGGATCGAACATGGGATTCAAGACGAGCTTCAAAGCATTCCTAACTGCATCTCGTACTGGGTTAGCGATCTTCTCAGATGTTGGGAAGTTAGGAGTATCAGACTGAATCCTAGCCAGCTTATCAATCTCTCTCTCTGCTTGGTTGGCTTCTACCTTTTCTTTTACCTTAACAACCTTCTTCTCCATTTGCTTTTCTTGAACCATAGATTCAAGGTTGTTTGAAAGGTATTCTCTGAATAAGGAATAGTCTGCTGGGTTCTGACCCTCAAATGTAACGCCAGCAATCTTGTTAATAATAGCAGATACAATCATGTTCTGTCTACTCGCGCCAACGGTAGGGTCGTTGTTCATTAACTCAGCAAGTCCAGCTAGGTTAGTCTTACCTTCTTTAAGCTCATTGAAGATAAGTCTGCGTAGTAGTGTGTCACTGATTGGCATATCTAGCTGCCTAGACATTGCTTGATCCCATGCTAGTTCTATCTTATCATACTTGAGATTGATAGCATTCTTAACGTCTTCATCCTCTGTAGATTCCAAGTCGCTTTGACGTTTACTCTCAATTTCTTGTCTGATCTTCTCGTCAGCAGACTTTGTTTTATCTTGTGAAAGTGGTTTCTCACCAAGGATACTAGCTACCTGTTCGTAGATAGACATCTTGGTATTAGGGGGAGTTCCTTTTAGGCCAAGGGAAATGAGTGCGTTTTTAACTATACTGCCAAGCTCTCTGTTCTGTGCATTATCAAGTTCTCCTAGTGGGCCGGGCTTATTCTCTTGATTAGATAGAGTCTTCCAGAATCCCGTCTCTAGTCCATTAGCTGCTCCTTCGATCAGTTTGCTTCTGTAGTTGGTGAGGCCGCCTTGTAGGATGTTCTTTACACCCTGCTTAATTTTGTTTGCCGATTCACTAAGGGATACATATTTAGTTTCGATTGTGCCTCCAAATAGCTTCTGTAACGCAAGCATAGCTGCAACCAATGGGTCTTTAATCTCTGGCTTTGTTGCTTTATCAATTTGGGTATTGATATTCTCTACAAGTTCAGTTCCTATCTTCTCACCTACTTGAGTGAGTTCATCAAGAATTACTTCTTCCTCATTTACCTTTGTCTCATTTACAGCGGTAAGGATTCTTTTGATTTTGGCAACCTGATCTTCAGTTGGTGTAGTTGTGTTGAAGAATCTCTGTGCTGCCAGTTCAATAAATCCTGCCTGCTCTGCTTCGTTAGCTTGGATGATGTAGCTTTTAAGCCCCGCCAATGCGCCGAGTGTGCGAGCAATGTCTTCTTCAGTTGCAAGACTTGTTCCAACAATGTTGAGTTTATTGTTGAGCAAGTAATTCAACATGGAATTATCGCCCTGCCCCGATAACTTGATGGCATACTTATACAACTCATTGCGAAGTTTAGACATACCAACAGTCTGTTTGATAACTTCAAATGCGTTGCGCTCTGCCTCAGTTGCGTCTTCTGCTACATCAACCTCCTGCATGGTTTCGCGGGTAAGTTGGTTGATAGCCTCGGCGTTGTTTTTGGCATCTGGATTAGTTGCTTTCAACCGCTCAATTAATCCCCATGCTTTCTTAGTAGAAGACTCAGATGGGGTAGAGTCACCATCAAATACCCTTTGCTTAATGATCTTTATCGTTTCCGATAATATCCCTTTGGGAGTATCCTTCTCTTGTCTGATAGCTAGACCAACGATTGTTCCCTTGTCTGTGTAGCGTTCTAGCTTACCTTTACCAAATCTTAATGCACCAGCCTCACCTTTACCCGGCAAGTAACCCATCAGTTCATTCAGTTTAGCTGGCGCACCACTCACCGCTTGCCATACATCACCAAGGAACTCTCTGACTACATCACCGAATTGCTGGATCATCTGCTTGGCCCAAGCGCCAAACTCCATTCCTTTTTCGTAGATGTTCTGTCCTGCTTGGATGAAGTCTTCTCTTGATGGGATTAGAACGCCACCTTTCTCGCCAAGTTTTGGTTTGGCTTGCTTTTGCTTTCTAATTTTATTTACACTTGAAATGTAATCAAGCGGTTCGCTTATTGCTTCTGATTCTATCCAAGAAACAAACTCTTGAGGGACTGTTGGAAATTCATTTGCATATTCTGGGTGCATTTTCGTAAATGCCCAGTTTGTAAAAGCATCAGCAAATCTTTCTTTGATTCCCTTGCCCGGATTAGGAAACTTATCCGGCATAAGTCTTTTATTCTTAATTGAATTTAATACTTTTTCTGGAATTTGTTTATCTTCATCCAAATGATACAAGAAGTGAGATGCTTCATGCAAAGCAATCATCCTCGATTCCATTGGGGATATTACACTAACATCTATTTTCCCTCGATCTCTTCCTTCCTTAGTTAGTTGACCCTTTTTCTTTATTATTCCGCGAGTAAATTCATCTTCTGTAACTGGCCTTATGGAGACGGCATTCTGTAACCATTTCTTCATTTGACTTGCATCAAATCCAACTTTTTCTGGCGCACTTCCAAAAGTATCTCTGACCCAATCAATGCTTTCATTTATAGAATCTTTAACAAAATTTATAGCGATTCTTTTAGATTCAGATTTATCCGTTCCTTTCGCAGATGATTCTTGGATAATATCTGTGATTTCATCAATACTCGCAAAGTCTGTATCTGCCTTTTCTCTTTGAAGTTTTGGCGTAGTTGGCTTCGCTATCGTTTCCGATACTGCGGGGGTGGACTTATTTGCAATCAGAAACTCCGCATAATCCATTGCTGTTTTGCTGATTTGCGACTCGTCCCTATAGCTTCCATTTGGTCGCTGTAATCTGCGCTTACCTGACTTTGATAATACAACTTCTGCTCCCTCTGAAATATCTTTTTCAACAAGCTCTCTTCTTCTGAAGGGCATTCCTTCAGCAGTCACTGAATTATTCAAGGCATCTATGGCTCGCTTTGATGCCATTGGAGTCATGCCAACAGTGAAGTCTTGAAGTGTTGTGTTGGAACTTGAAGGTTTTGCAGCTACAGCGGTATCTCCAACTCGCTTTGTTCCTAACGCTATACGTTGCTGCTCTGGTGTTTTTTCTGTTATTGCAACCTCTACGGGTGCTTCTGTTACAGCAGGGGTGGGGGCTACGGGGGTTGGTGATGGTGAAAGTTTTAACTCAACAAGCGCATCTTGAATATCGTCTGGATGCGTGTTCGTTATTATTTTTTCTTGCAGTTTAACATCTGAAATGCCTTGTCTTTTAACTCCAATTTTAGATGCAAGTAGGTCTAACGCTTCAGTTTCTTGTGCTTCAATGATTGGTTTTTGATAAGCTGATAAGTCATCCCACTTTTTAGATTCTTCTGGCGTTGGAATAGATGAAACATTTTCTACCTTTGGAGGAACTTGTTCAGCGGGTGTTGCAGCTTCTGCGACTGCTGCCTGAGTTGGGATAACTTCGGTAGGTGCTGGAGTAACTGGAGCGGCAACTTCTGTGACTGGTGCGGCAACTTCGGGAGCAGCAATCGCTTTTGCTAACTCAATCTGTTGCTTCTCTGCTTCAGTTATCGGTAACGATGCTGAAGCAGGAAGAGTCTCGTTGATCTTGGTAATCTCATCGGTATTATCAACAATAGTTTGCTGGGCAGCTTTCCCCTCTTCAGACTCAACGCCAAACTTGTTGATGATAGCTAGAGAATCCTTGTTCTCTTGCTCAAGGATATTTGCTTTATCCAAATTAGCTCGCACTTCTGGATCATCTACAGGGATGGAAAGATCACGGGATTCAAGATCGGCTTGTTTATCTATGTCCACTTGTTCTTTCTGAAGTGGACTCATCACAATAGTAGCTCCGCCTGCTGACACGCCACCGATCAATGCCTCACCTAGCGCGGCCTTTGGTTTAATCTCTAGCCCCTTCTCTGTGAAGATTGTTTCGCCTGTTTGCTGGGCTATTGCCTGCGCTCCTTCAGTGGCTCCTTCACCAAGGAAGGATGCCGCAATCCTCTTGCTTAATGCTCCAGCGGCCTTCTCTCCACCGGGGAGATACTTTGCACCAATAGCATTCAGCGCACCTCCAGTCCCTGCTGTAGTCCAAGCATAGGCCAAGTCTTCGCTATTCGGGATTTCCCTGCCATTGTTCTTGGCTCGTTCTTGTGCGACTGGGCCAACGATCTGTGCAGCTTCAAACAATGCTGGGCCAGTAAACATACCAATACCAGCACCAACTGCTGTTCCCGCGCCGGGAACTACTGAGCCAGCAGCACCGCCGATGACTCCCCCAGCAGCCCTAGATGCGACACTCCCTGCGAGTTGTCCGACCTGTTCAACGATAGCGCGAGGTAGATATTGTAATGCAAATCCTCCGATTTGAGCTTCGCCAGCTTGCGGCTCCATGAATCTCTGTGCTGCTGGGATATAGCCTTCTGGTTGTTCAACCGCACCCTTGAGTGCAGAACCAACTGCTGGCATACCGAGAGTCTCAGCAGTAACGCCCATCGCTTGCAATGGTTGAGCGATACCAGATTTAAGCGCAGTTCCAAGTTGTGATACTTCTTGCTCTACTGAAGTTCCTACTGGTTGTTGAGTGGAAAAGTAAGATGCTATCTCATCAAGTGAATAGCCTTCTGATTTAGCATCATTAAATTTTGGGTCTGATTGACTTGCAAAACTAAATATTTCATCATCAGAATATCCAGCATCCCTAGCTTCTTTTAGCTTGTCTGCCGTGAAGATCATTTAAGGAATATAGATTTAAGTTCTTTCTTTTGTCCAGCACTTTTTGGTGCTGGTGTAACTGCTTCTGGTTTCTTTATAGATGATCTGTTAATAACTGCTTTCGCACCCATCGTTTGCATAGCAGCAGCTTTTGTTTTTAATGTCTGAAGGTCTTGAGCCTCATCTTTTGTGATTTCAATTGGAGGAAGTTTTGATCCACGAATAGATGCTTGAATTACTTCTTGCATTCCAGCATTGTAATTAGCCCTTCTTTCCTCATCTGTTGGAGGTCGTTTAACAGGTTGGTATTCAATATTGGCTACACCACCAGCGTCTTTTAGTAGATTACGCAACCTTGGGTTAGCGTCTACACTCACTGCTGCATCACTAAAAGCATCGAACCATTCAGCCGATTTCTTAGATTCATCTGCCAACTTGTCTTCTTTACCAATTGTTTGACTGATTGATTTGCCTACAGTCACTCCTCTTCTAACCCATTGAGAAAACTTTTCTGGAAGAATAAATCCAGTTACTCCGGGGATAACGGATTGTAAAGATGGGTCAGCAGCAACAAACTTTTGTCCTCTTGGAAGTTTGCTGACATGACTACTTAAATCTGATTCAGAACCAAACGATATAGATGTAGCTTCATCTTGTGCCTTTTGCTTCTCTAGTGGCATAGATGACCAATCATCAAATTTCTTTTGGAAAGTTATCTCAAGTGGGCTTGGTTGCTCTTGTGGTTTCTCTTGTTTAAATGCGAGAGGTGTTGGTGCTGATTCTTGTACTGGCAGTTGCACTTCAACTGGGGTCGATAGATCACCTTGTACAGCTAGGTTATCTTCTTGAGCTTGCATTGACTGTTGTTGTGGAACTAATGTTGGCTGCTGCATTCTTTGCTGCCTTGCCCTGATTGCTTCACCAATTGGAAGCCCCATTGCTCCAGCCCTTGATGCTTCAGCTACTCCTTGATCAACAATTCCTTCTTCAGTTACATCTGGTGTTATTCCATCTTGGTCATTTAGTCCAGTTATAATATCATCTGCGGTGACTTGAGAACCACCTCCACCACCATATCTAGCCCTAGATACATCAATCTGCTGACCCTTAAAGTAATCATCAGAAGCAAACTGACCAGCCTTGAATGCCATCTGGGTAATGTTCTGGATGTAGGGATTGTTAGGATTCTCCATAGCTATTGCCATGATCTTGCTGAATCCTGCGCCACTTTTACCAGAGTCGAAGTCTGTCATGGCAGATTTGAAGGCTTCTTGCATTCCGGGTAGTGCATTCTTGTATTGGTTTTGTAATGCAACAGTTTGGAATGTTGAAGAGATTTGACCTCCCAGTTGTGCTAGGTTACTTGCTAATATATTATCTTCGGCCATAATAGTTATTTTCCGTAAACTGGCGCAGTAATTGAACCACTACTTGGTTTGTAAAAGTTTCCACCTTGTGATGGGGTGTATGTTTGTCCACCATATCCAGATACTGGCTTCGCTCCAAATGGATTAGTGAACCCCATTCCAGAACCTCCTCCGAATTGGCCAATTCCACCACCGCCGCCACCTCCACCGCCAGCACTTCCTCCACCCATCATAGGTAGTGTAGTTCCAAGAAGTCCTAGTGATGCTCCACCTGTAAATGGGGCAGCACCAATTGCTACAGCAGTTCCTACTGCACCAATAATCTGATTGGTTTTAGATGCTTGGTTAGCAGCATTTACTTTAGCATCGTATTGTTCTGCTGCCGCTTTTTGTTGTCCATACGATTGTGATGGGCCAACAAATCCTGCTGTTTCAAATGGATCATAAGCAAATGAGTCAGCTAGTTGCTGCCAGCCCATTGCTGTGCTAACTCCTTTTTCTTGGAGTTGTGTAGATTGTAGACCGAATTGCCTTGGAACCATGCCTTGCGCCATCTGGAATCCACCAGCCCTACCCGCTGTTGCTGGGTTGAATCCTGCGCCACCAAACTCAGCAATGTTTCGCATGGTTTGTTCTTGTACATCTTGAGGGAGTTCTCCCCTCATCCATGATGCTGTAATGTCACTAGCTTGCCTACGTTGGGCAGTAGCCCCCGGCATGACTCGTTCAATCTCAGCCAATCTAGCGGCTGTAGCTTTTTGCGCTGACTCAGTATACGATGGTAAGTCTTGTGCTAACGCAACTCCGGGGCGTTCGATATACTTAGCTGTCTTAGATTTTTTTGCTGATCCACCCATGATTAAACCCCTGCCTTTCTAGCAAACTCATCCCATTTATATGCGTGTAATTTACTGCTTCCCCTACGCAACCACAAAACCCAATCTTGTTTATTTGGGAAAATCCTTTTAATATGTTCAAACAAAGATTCGCTAGTTGCGTTAGCAGCTAGTTCAATAAACCATGCGTTAGTATTCGATGTTTGCATATCTATATCTTTTGTTTCTGGATCGTAATTTAATTCGCTTGCTAGAATAAATAGTTTCTTTGTTATAAATACAAGCCCGAAATCTTTGTGCCAGTCGATTCTTTCTTGTAAAGGTTCTTCTCCATATTGTAATTGCCACTTATTAGCTAGGTCGTATGCCGTCATCTATACAAGAAGTAGTCGTTAGCTGATGGAGAAAGTAAATCAGAACCGATTAGGTTCTCTGCTCTGCTATAGTTAGCAAAGCGGATAGGAGCGGCGGTTGGTATCTCTTCACCTTCCATTTCCTTCTCTTGCTCTTTGATAGCAAGGTCTAGGTTCATCAAGAACTCTTGCGCTTTCCTGTTGTCTCTGGAGTTCAGAGCAAGGATAGCGTAGATCATTGCATCTGGGATGAACTCAACTAGCTCTTGTTCATCTACCAGATCAAAGTATCTCTTAGAAGCATACAGAGTGATGCACTCGCACGTTCTTGGTGCTTTGAACCTACGGAATGATGGGTTAACATCATTAGGTTGGTAGACAGAGATTAATGTTTTAGCTTCCAGCGAGGTATCGTACGCATAGATTCTTACTCTTCCTTTGGTTGCGGGTTTAGATACTGATCTAACTCCTTTGATCAATAGATCAGATTGAGCTAGGTCTGGTGGGTTAACCCCAGTTACCTTGATCGTATGGTAGGTGTCGTATTGGTCTTGTACTTCAAATGTCAGAGTCACGCCGATGTCTTCTGCGTTTTCTAACATCACACCTAAACGATAGAAGTGGGTGGTGTAGTCCCTAAAGAGAACGTGCTTCCCTCCTACTTCCGTAATCAAACGATGGCAGGATTGGTCAGCATTCAGCGCAAATGCGTTAGTCGAATTGAACCATTCGTCAGCTAACGATACTGCGTTATCCCCTACCCACGCCAGCTTGATTTGCTCATAGCGATTGGGTAGAGTGAAGCAGTCGTTAACGCAACAAATCTGGACGTACTCTTCTTGAGTTGTCCACGCACGTTTATTCCATAGCAAGCGTCTGGCCTGATTGATTGCTTTAAAAGCTCTCTCATCAGAACATACGCCACTATCTCCGACAAAACCCTTTACGAGTTCTGCCATCTCTTTGAGGGTATCACCCATTATCGTTAACGATAATTACTTCTGGTAGCCTTGTTTTGGAGTGCCAGCAGTCGTGTAGATGCTAGGCTTTTTGGCTCCAAGGTTTGGCATATTGCCCATACCTTCGCCGATCTTACCGCGAGTTGGTGAGCCGCCAGAGACGAGGCGAGGGTCAGTTCCTTTTAGTGGTGTCATAGTATTTGTTTTCTTTATGGCTATTTACTTACGAAGTGTGAACCGCCATCCAGTCCAAACTCGTTATTTCTGCAATATTATTATCAACTCTAACTGTAAATCCAGCAGTAGTTTTACTTCCAGTTACCAATGAAAACAAGGGGGTTGTTAGCGGTGTTCCAGAAGCATAGACTGGAGTAAGAGAAACGCCATACACATTTGTTGGCAACACGGACGAGAATGATATTCCAAGAGTTGTTGTATCTCCAGATGCTACAGCAACATTTCCTGATCTTACTTTTACTACTGGATTAGACTCAAGCACATCAATGCGAGCGTCAAGCGCAACTCCTTCTGCTTCTAGCGCATCAATCTGATTCTGTTGATCAGCTAAAGTCTCGTTGATCTGAGCAATCTGTTCTGGTGTTACGTCACCTAAGCCGGGTACGTTGATCGTTCCGTTGACTAGAACAACGTCAATAAATTCTTGCAAGATTTCTGACCAGTTTCCTGTAGGGCAGAAATCAATTGGAACATTCGGGAATGTTAAGGCTGGACTGGAATCTTGATTATCCATTGATTGAGTAGTCGTAATATCTTTCTGGGCAGCAGTTAATGTCTGGACACTCTTGATCGTTTTCTGGGCAGTCACCAATCGGAGAGTCTTCCAAATTCTTAATGTTTGCCATTATTCTTACTCTGTCCACTGTTGCCGCTCCTGTCAAGTTAATCTTTAATTGAAATTCACTTCCTTCAATAACTGGTATATCAGAAATGTAATTACATTCAGACGGATCGGGTGAGTTAAACTTGTATCTCTTGTAGGAGTCTCCGCCCCTGCGTGGATTGCATGGTGTTTTTAGAACGGGTGAACATGGGTCACACCCATAGGTCGTAGGAACTTTAAGCTCACTCCAACATGGATAGGAGTCTGGTCTGAACTCAGCTTTACTTGTGACTTCTCCTTTGATTTCAGATAGCCACATTTCTCCACCAGTGATTCTTTTCCTCAAGAACTTATTCGATGCCCCGCTTTGCGCGAAGTCATACCTTCCCGATGTGAAGAATGATTCGATTGCTCTAGTTCCATTAGCACCGAAATCACTTCCAGTAGAGTTAGTGAACTCATACAAACGATTCTTATTATCGTTATCGAATGAGAACCCGAATCCACGCTTCTGACCAGTGATCAATGCAGATAGCAGTTGAGTTGGTCTAAAGCCCGTCCAGATGCCATTCCAGCGAAAAGAAAGCTGTGCGTCAGGTGAGGGTGAAGAGGATTGATCTAGGTCAAGCACTACCATTCCCCTATGATACCTATTCAATCCTTCTACCCCTGCCGCCCGATAGGTTTCTGGTGCTACTGTACTGATCAGATAGTTATCGAAGAACATCGTAGAAGCGAACTGCTTTAACCAAGGAGTATCATTTGATACCCACTTGTTCACTTCTCTAGATAGTTTACGAAGCGAGAAGTATCTGGCAAATTCTGATTGGCTATTGGAATAGAATGCCCAACCATCATGTGATCTGAACCAAAGCTCAGAGTTAGCTAAAGCTGTGTATGGTGATACGCATCCACGACCAAGCAAGCTGATCGTTTGCATATTGGTTGTAGCCCATTGCGCTCTTGGGATACTGACATCCATTGCGAATGCTCCGTTAGCAGTTAGGATGACCAATGCACCTTGGGCGCGGAGGTTAGTTCCAATCTGTGGCATTACTTTCATGCCTGTGATATTTCCCATCATAGATGGAGTGGAGAAAGCTCCACCTTCTGCCCAGTATCCGATCTCTGTGAAGTTCTCGGTATTCTTGGTATCGGTGAATCCGTTTCCGTAGATAATATCTGAAGCGTAGATTTGGTTAAGCCTATCCGTTACGAATACTCGCCCGAAAGCGTATTCCATGATAGTCCCAATCGGCATCTTCTTGAGGTATGGGTTCAGTCTATAGGCTGGTACACTCAAGTCTCCATCCCACGCAATCGCATTCTGGTATCCGTTCTGGATGTACACCCGATCTTCGGCTTGCACGAACCATGTGTGCATCATGCCGGGGTCATTGCCTCCGATTAACTTATAAGCGTAGGCTATGTTGTTTACTATCTTTAGGAAGTAGATCACCCCAGATACCGATAGAAGAATCCCATCGTTGGTATTTAAGTTCGTTGCCCGATATGGATATGAACCTTGGAAACTACCATTCTGAATATCGTTAACGATAATCTCATCTTGGCCTTCCCCTACTACGATTGAGATGTTGCGGATGCTCGGCCTTGTTCTGTTAATCCCGCCTCGGAATGTTCTATTAACAGACTCTGCCACCATTGATGGAGGCAAATACGATGGATGAGTATCTGCGTCTTGCGCTACGATACTTGTGAAACCATCAAAGACTGATCCATCTGCTGGCATTAGGAGTTAACGCTTTTGATTACAATGAATCGCAATGTCAATGCTTCTGATAGACTCGCTGCTGTGATATTGCGGATTACGATATTAGCATTGCTTGCCGCTGGCTCCACCGCGAAGTTGTATGAACCAAGCGTTCCTCCAGCAATATGACTTACAACTACAATGTCTGTAGCAGAAATAACTGTGTTGCTCACATTGAATGTAACGGAGGTGTCTGCTGCGAGTGCCGCATTATCGGTAACGATAGTTCCAGTAGGACGATTCAGAGTAACAGAGTTTGTCTTTGCGCCTGCTCCTTGGGTGATCGTTCCTCCTGCACCAGTATTGTATCCAATTTTAGAAGAATTGCCATTAGCAAGGATCGTGCTGTTTGATGCAATTGTGCTATTCACAATCAATGCACCAGTCATTGTATCGCCAGCTTTATTTAACTTTAGCGCATTAGCAGTATCAACATATTGCTTAGTTGCCGCTTGAAGATTTGTTGTTGGATCAGCAGCCAATGTAACACTTGTTGCGGTAATTGCTCCTATAATAGCAGCACTTGCTGCGGTAATTGCTCCTGTCGCGGTAATTGCTCCTGTGCTTACTGCCCCAGTAGTAGTCAATGGCTGGATACCAAGATCAATTGGGCCAACTTGAAGAACGCTATTAATTGTAGCAAACTCAACAATCCCAGTAGATGATTTAGCTAGGACAGTATTGTTAGCTCCGTTAGTCCAAGTCAGATTGCTTGCCCCATCAGTCTTCAAGACTTGCTGGGAAGCTGGTGTCTGAATGGTTTTCTGACAGGCAGCAGAGTCTTCTACTACCAATCGTTTACCATTAGCTGTCGTCTCAAGTGGTTCGCACAACAATGGATATTCGGAATCGCATGGTGGGCAGGGAGTGCAAGGTGTGCAGAGGCTCATAGTATTTGTAAGATTATTGCTATTGTTATTACTATTGTCGAAGGGATTGTCAAGTCTGCAATCAATTATTTAAAAAGGTTAGTTTATTAATATAGTTAATCGGCTTATGATCAACAAATGCAGAAATATAATTACCATTCTTGAAATCTTTGACTAATGATAGTACCATATCTTTCGATTTTTTAATTAAACCGATTTCTTGCACATTACCAATACGGTCAATGTACAGATTTGTGCCATGATGCCTAAACCCCATCCATAGTGGCGGTAGAAAACAAGCATAGTCATTTGTGTTTTGAACTCTAAGGTGTTTGACTTTTAAATGCTTTACAAAATCACCATCCCCTACTCTGGGCGAACCGAATGTAATAAGAGTATCGACTTTATCTTGCAGCCTAGATGCAACAATTGTAGCGATTCCCGCTCCCAAACTATGACCAGTTATAAACAATTTGTTTCCAGAAATATGTTGAGCGATTTCAACAGCTACCGCTTCCCATAATTTATTTGCTTCTTTTTGAAATCCAGTATGAACCTTGCCACCGCTTTCTTTTTCTTTACTGACATTTAAATCAGCTAAAATATCTGACTTTTCCGTTTTATTTATGCCAGTAAATGATACTTGTGTGCCTCTAAAAGACAGCACAATATCATCATCTTTCTTAGTTAGATAACCTTGCGCTCCATCAATATCAAAATACTTTATTACATTATAACCGATTTCTTGAAATAATTTAACGGACTGCGACATATCTTTTCTTGTCGCATAGTTTATTTTCATAAACTCTAATAATTTCACTTCATCCATGTGGGTTATTTGAGTGTAAGGCAGATTAGGATAGGAGAAATGTTAAGGTAGTTTTTTAGTTTTGGTAATCTTCTGGCTTATCGTGTTTGCTTGGGAAGTCGGATGGCCAGTTTAAAACTTTTATATCTTCAGCCCTTCCAGTATCCTTTACATATTCAGAAGACTCATTTTGAGTATATTCTTTAATTGTTCCGTCATTTGTCATAATTGAAATTGTATTTTCAATTAAATTCCATGTTACTTCATTATTTTCCATAATATTATATTACCAAATTGGATATTGAAAAATATATCTAAATTCATTTGCCAATGTATTTGTTGCAATAAACCCAAGAGAAATTACATTATTTGTTCCATCATATGATATTGTTCCAATTGTTTGAGTGCTATTACTTGTTGAAGCCGCTGTTCCAGAAGAAGACGCATTTGTAAGAAGTGCGTTTAAATTTGATGGAATTGGTGGAGCAAATCTAACAGTTGCGACTCCGTTTGCTGTTGGAGTAATTGTAACTCTTCCAGAAAGAGTTGCAATCCTATCTTTTATAGAAAAATTGCACAAAGAAAATACAACTGTAGTAACATTTGTTGATAGAGCAAGCGATGGTGTATATGTTCCAGAATCAACATATTTGTTATCTACATTAGGATCATACGATGTTGCAAATATTTGTTGCGCTCCAACTGTGTCTCCAAAGAATTTGTTTCCACTCCAAAAAACCATGTTGGTTTTATATTTGTAATTAGATGGTGGATATACTGTAGTATCTGTTAATGTTCCAACGCTTATTGGATTTCCAGTTCCAATATCTGAAAACATATTGTCTCTTACATTTACTGAAAAGCAATCATTTGCAATACTTATAGATGGCCCAGTTCCACCTGTAGTTGGGCCTACTAAATTATTTCCAACAATTGATATTCCATTTGAATACTCTTCACAAACAATATGTTTATCTGAATCTGTAATCGTATTGTTATTAATGATAACATTCATCAAATCTGCGGTTTTATGGTAATAATCTGAACCCTCAATGCGAATCCCCATAAGTGTTCTTTTTATAACATTATTCGATACATTTGCTCTTACATTTTTAATAGCAAATCCGAGTAGAGCAACTGAAGGAGATATGTAAATTCCTTCTTGGAATGCTTCAATTAAATTATTAGATACTAATGTATTATAACAATAATTAAATAATAAAATACCAGATCCTTGAGTTGAACTGTCACCAGTAATTACATTATTCGTGCAAATTGAATTTGGCGATCTTAAAAACACTCCGGTGCCGCAATATAAAAATTGATTATTTGTAACTTTTACACCATATGATCCTGAGTGTGATGTCATTCCATTTGCACAATTTATAACAATACACCTATCTACATATGCAAAAAGACATGGTGAAAATACACTTGATCCAAAAAATCCGTCAGAATATGTTACATCAAATCCTTGATAACCATTTTCAATTTTGCAATCTTCATATCCACAATTCCAACTTGAGATATTTGAAAGTGGATTGTAAGTAAATGAATTTGCAATTCCTGCCGTGTAAAAAACAGAACATCCAACAGATTTAGTATTGTAACAATTTAAATAATTTACTGCTTCTCCAATAGCATTTAATGAAAAGTGACAATTTTTAACCAATCCATTATTTACTCCATACAGATTTATTTTGTTTGATCCTGTTCCAGAAATAAAATTAATGTCTTGAATCCTTACATCATCAACAAAATTTATCTTTCTAATATCTGCATTCGCTCTACTGTTGATTGTAAAAGTAAGTGTTGTTCCGCTCGTAAGAGTAAATCCAGCATCAGATGAAGAATACATCCTGATTTGTGTAGAATTTATAATTGCAGAAATCCTAACAACATAACTTGATGGAATTCCAGTTCCAGTCACAGTCATTTGTTCTACCAATCCAGTAGTATCTCCAGATGCAAGCGTAATTGTAAAAGCATAATTCCCAGATGCAACAGTTGGTATATTACATACTTTTGTTGTATTTGGAGTTTCCGCTGAGTTACTTGTATTGTAATCTGGAAATATAAGCGGTGGATAAAATTCAAATGTATCAGAATCATTTACTGTTTGAACATTAAGAATTTCACTATAATACGATGCTTTTAGTGACCCAGTTCCAATACCCAATTGCCAATCACCACCATCAGGAGTCAAAGCATTTCTTTGCGACAACAACGCATACTTGTCTCCGACAGATGCGCCATGCGGTGATGCTGTTGAAACGCTCGTATCATATCTTCCAATATTAGAAGATATTGCTATTGGTGATCCAACTGTTGGAACTGTGTATATGAAATCACCAGTTGTTTGAGTTGAGTAATCAAAAATTGTAGACCCATTAATATCACCGCTTATCGTAACATTACTATAAGTTTGAAGTTGGCTTGAAATTTTATATTTACCAGAAGGGATGTATACGAATTTTTTAGTCGTAGATGAATTTGCGTAATTTATTGCATTTTGAATAAATGTTGCAGAATCAACTACTCCAGTAGGATCAGCACCGAAATCTAATACGTTCACCACATCAGCAAACCTATTAGCCAATGTCCTTGCTACTGCTGCTGCCCCAGTTCCAGAACCTGATCCAGTGGTTGTTGCCGTGAACAAAGACCCTACGACATAAGTTTGTCCCGTGGTTCCAGCAATTGTGTTCCATTGCGTTTGTGTGGTTGTTCCAAGAGCAGTGATCTTGTATTGCTGTGCTACAACGAATGATCCTGCGGATACTCCAGTTGATCCAGTCGATACGATCCCTTCTAGGACGTTTTGTGTTGCTTTAGTTAGTGCCATAATATTTTATTTTGCTGTCCATCCATTAAATGTTGCTCCACCAGATTCTTTGACCCACAGAGTTTGCCCGGCTCCTCCAGATTTATTTGTGTATAGACTGCCCAATTGAGCAACTACAACTCCTTCTGGACTTCCTATTCCATTGTAGATTTCTGCAAAACCATATAATGATACTATCACAAGAATTGATCCTGCTGGAACTGGAGAAGACATTGTTAATACATATGGTGTGCCGCTTGCGATTGTATAATTATTGGGGTCTTGTATAACTCCATCTATTGCGACAAGGTATGCGTTTGGATTTGTTGTGATTGCGCCAGTAATATCAAATGTAACATCTACCCCATCTCCAACATAAGACCATCTTAACCCACCAAACGATGTTTGTAGTGCTTCAATTTCATCAAGAATAGCTTGAGCTTGCTCTTCAAGTATCTTAGCTAATCTAGCATAGTAAGCTGCGCGATCAGCAATAGCATTTACTGCGGACTCACTTGGGCCACACGGATTGCATTTTGAACTTCTGGAATTTCCGCAACTCATAATATATTTATCGTTAACGATAGTTTGGGTTAAGTCAAGTGTTTTTATGCTGTAGAAAGAGAAACTACAACAAGTATACTTCCACTTGGCACAGTTGAAATTGTTAATGTCCTTGGAGAGACATTGTTTATTGTATAGTTTGCTGGAGCTTGAAGGACTCCATCAATCTGAGCAATGTATAAAGCAGAAACTAAACTACCACTTGTATTTCCTGTAAGCGTCCAAGTGGTTGTTGACCCATTACCAGTAAATGTCCAAACACTACCAGCGTTCGATGAAGGGATTATTCCTGTTGCTCCTTGTGGCCCCGTTGCGCCTGTGGCTCCCGTGCTTCCAGTACTACCTTGACTTCCAACTCCCGTGGCTCCAGTCGCTCCCGTAACACTTAATCCGCTTGCGCCAACTAGACCTGTTGTTCCCTGCACTCCTTGAATGCCCGTGCTGCCCGTTGCTCCTTGAACACCTTGGATGCCTGTGGCTCCTGTTGCTCCTTGATTTCCAGTAATAGAAATTGTCCAAGATGCAGCAGTCGTTGTTCCAACACTTAAATCTTTTAAAACAGAAAATGAAGTTCCACCAGTAATTGTAACAACGCCTTCAAAATAATTTGAAGTTGTATTTACTACTCGTATTCTATTTCCAGTAATAAATGCACCTTGTTTATTGGTTGTCATCACAACTGTTCCAGATGACGATGGGGTTGTTGATGTTGTTGAAGTCACCCCATCATACCCTAAACCAGTAGCTCCTGTGGAACCCTGCGTACCTACACCAGTCGCGCCTGTAGCCCCAGTTGTTCCAGTTAATCCAATAACGCCTGTAGAACCCGTGGAGCCTTGGATGCCTTGGATTCCTGTTGCGCCTGTGGAGCCAGTAACCCCAGAAACGCCTGTTGCACCAGTACTGCCCGTGGAGCCTTGGCCTCCCGTAACTCCCGTTGCGCCTGTGCTACCAGTGGAACCTTGTCCTCCCTGTACTCCTGTGGCTCCTGTGCTGCCCTGACCTCCAACAACGCCAGTTGCTCCTGTGCTTCCCGTAGAACCCTGAATGCCTTGAACGCCCTGTACTCCCGTTGCTCCTGTCGATCCTGTAAGACCAATAACCCCTGTAGTTCCTGTAAGACCAGTTGCCCCAGTTGATCCGCGAAGACCAGTTGCTCCTGTTGTTCCCTGCGCTCCTTGGATACCTGTGGCTCCCGTGGTTCCCTGACCACCTTGGATACCCGTTGCCCCAGTGGAACCTTGTCCTCCCTGTACTCCTGTTGCTCCAGTGCTGCCTTGTCCTCCAACAACACCTGTAGCTCCTGTGCTTCCAGTCGATCCTTGAATGCCTTGGATACCTGTGGCTCCTGTGCTGCCCTGACCTCCAACAACGCCAGTTGCTCCTGTGCTTCCCGTAGAACCTTGTCCTCCGACTACACCCGTTGCACCAGTAGAACCAGTAGAACCTTGAACTCCTTGAATACCAGTTGCTCCAGTCGATCCCGTGCTGCCTTGCAAACCAATAACGCCCGTAGCACCAGTACTGCCCGTGGAGCCTTGGCCTCCCGTAACTCCCGTTGCTCCTGTGCTTCCCGTAGAACCTTGAACTCCTTGAATACCAGTTGCGCCTGTCGATCCAGTTGAGCCTTGATCACCAGTAACTCCTGTAGCTCCTGTAGCTCCTGTCGATCCAGTAGCTCCATCTAGCCCAGTAACCCCAGTTGCGCCTGTAGTTCCCTGCATACCTACTCCAGTGGCTCCAGTCGCGCCTGTGGAACCCGTTGGCCCTTCTACACCAGTTGCTCCGCTTGCTCCAATAGCTTGTTGAGCGAGACACGCTGATTGAGCCGCGCTCTTAGCGGATTCTTTAGCTGACCTCGCATAAGAGGCAACTATAATAGTCTCATTGCAGCAATCTTTCATAATTTTATCGTTAACGATAATTTAGCTTCAGTCAAGTCGTTTCCACTAATAGATAGGGAATTGTCTTTTGGTTGTATCTAGTCATTTCTGAGTAGACTAAATTGATGAATCCGTCCCATTGCGGCGGGTAGATCGTTTGGCAACCCAACGACGATGTGGTGTTGTATCCTCCCCGATGTATGTTAATAGCGATTCCCA